GCGATCTTGTACTTGACCCGTTCGGTGGCTTGATGACGGTACCGATGATGGCTATAAAGATGGGGCGCAGAGGATACGGGATCGAGCTGAATCCGGACTACTTCCGGGATGGAGTCGGGTACCTGCAGGCGGCAGAGGATGAGATAGATGAGCCGACGCTGTTTGATTTTCTGGGAGTGACGGGATGAAATACCAGATTGACGGTCAGATAGATATGTTTAAATATCTTTCTGGACAAATATCAATAGGCGGGTGTGGTCCTTGTGTTTGCAGAAAATGTCTGTACTGGTGGAGCAGCCGGTGCCCATATGGAAGTTGCTTCGATGATGAAAGAGCCAGGACAGATCCGTACGATAAAGCGCATGCGGATAAGTCTCCAAGAACCGGATGGAGCAACTGGAACAAACCGGGAGAGCAGGCGCACTGGTGCCGCGGAGGAATCTGCTATCCGGTGTTCTATTGCAGAAAATTTGTGAAATATGAAGGCTCTGTAATAGAAGGATGCATTGGATGTAACATTCAGGTGTTTCAGGATGGACATATCAGCTGCTCTCTGAAAGATACCATAGGATGCGAATCATGTATCAGCGAAAATGAGGGCAGAAACTTGGAAAGTACGTATGATTGCCAATACATGACGGATACCGGATGCGGGAAGCTGATAGCAGCGAAAAACCGGATACTGGATGCGATTGCTGCAGGTGAAGATATAGAAATATGCAGAGAGCAGTGCTGCAGAGGATGTACAAAACCGTGCGGGTATCGGTGCTGTCAGTAACATAATCAGATGAAACGTATAGAGGACTGAGCATGAAAAAAAAGAAATACTCCAGAACAGGAACTTAAAAAAGAGTGTTCCGACATTCTGAGTGAAGTCGAACACTGGAAAGACATATGTGAAAACGGATGCAGTGATCCGTTCTGGCCGGATGGCACAAATATGAATCTGACCAGAAATCACATTATGTATCATAAATGGAAAATAGAATTCTGGTGCATTGCACTGGGGCTGGCGTTTCCTGTGGAATATTACATACCAACGCCTCCAGAAGTTCCTGAAGGATATATGGCAAATCTCAGGCAGGAAAGAAGAGTGGAGAGACTGATCAGTATGGGAACCGTGGTAACTACGGAAAAGCCGCATTATGATGATGCGCAGATGAGTTTTGTGTAAAAGGAGATCAGTATGAGAGTATTACCAATATTATTTAACACAGAGATGGTCCGGGCGATTCTGGACGGGCGGAAGACGGTCACGCGGAGAATCTGCAAAGACGGGGATGATTATACTGTCCCAGATATGGGGTTTTATAGCGCTGACAGGCGCACCTATGTTGCGCATAGTTATGCTGATAAAAGGCATAAAGATAAGTTAAGTCTGGTAGAGCGTCCCTGCCCGATCTGTCCGGGAGACATCCTGTATGTCCGGGAGACATGGACATATCATGAAAATGCAGAAGGTGGAATTATTTTCAAGGCGCGTTGTCCGGAAAAACTGGCAAAGACCAAGAAATGGCATCCTTCTATTCATATGCCGAAAGAAGCGACCCGCATCTGGCTGAAGGTTACGGATGTGAGGGTGGAGCGGTTGAAGGATATCACAGAAGAGCAGGCCATGAAGGAAGGATTTAGCGGGATACGGTGCGGATGTGGCGGAACTGCATATGCATGTACTGATTGTTATAACACTGGCTGGATAGAGCCTCCATTTGTCGGATTCATGTATACATGGAATTCCACCATCAAGAAAGCAGATCTTGATCGCTACGGCTGGGACGCAAATCCCTGGGTCTGGGTGATCGAGTTTTCCCGGTGCGAGAGGCCGGACGAAAATGAATTTGCCGGATCGTCGGAATGGAAAGATAATTTTATGCAGAGATTTTGCAAAGTAAACTGAATTAGGATTTAGTGGGGTAGAGAAAAATGATGAATAATAGAGATGCAGAAAAAGTTATTGATAGCCTGAGTAAAAAACCATTTATCTGTAGTGAAAATTACATAAAGACAGACAATGATTATGTGATTGTCAAAAAAGAATACTTTGAAAAAATATCAGGAGTTAGTGGAGCAAAAGAATGGAGAAAATAAGAAAACTCAAAATATACTGTCTTTCAGATATAGCAGAGCGTTTGGATAATACGAAAAGAATTCTTCTGTATCTGGAAAAAGATGATATCAGAGAAATAAAGCGTAATAGCTTTTCGACATCCAATGCAGTATATGTATTTGTGAATTGCAGGAATCCGGAAAATGTAAAAGGAATCAATGCAGATCAGGTAATTATTGATTTCAGAGAGCCGATGCGCAGCATGGCAATAGATATTTTAAGGGAATCATGTGCGCCAGAGGAATATCAGATCATTGATGATCGGGAACTTGGAACAAGCGATGGAAGATTCAGGAGTTAATGGAGGCGTGACAGATGGATAAAAACCGATACATAGAGCTGGCAAAGCATTGCATAGGACTCGATAGAAAGAAGCCGTATGTCCGTCATGGAAAGAAGTTTTACCGGCCATATCGTAATTTCTTCGCCACAGGCAGAAAATATGAGGACTGGGAGGTTATGCAAGACGTTGGATATGCAGAACGTGGAGATCGGAACCAGCACGGAGGATATACATTTTTCATGACGCGTGCAGGACTTGACTGGTTGGGTCAGGAACTGGATATTCATATTTATGATGAATCTGATTGAATCAGGATTTAGAGGAGAATAAGGAATGATATGAAAACGAATATTATCAGAAAGAATACATCCATAGGTGAGGCAAAGAAGATACTGAAATCGCAAGGATGTGTGCTTAACGACGGATGGGAGATTGTTTTAGGAATGTTGCTACAGGATTGTGATTATATCGAAGTGCAAGGGTATTTTACTCCTGCACGTCTCGTGCAAATCAGGGAGAAATAGGATGGAGAGATTAACGATTGAATATTGTGGAAACTATGCGCCGAAAGAACTGTGCACTATAGACAGACTGGGAGGTGCAGACGACTGTGATTCTTGCGAAGAATATTGTAAGATGGCAAATTGTGATTGCGATCAGTGCGCTATACAAGAACTTTTTAATAGGTTGGCGAAATATGAGGATATGCATGAAAAGATTGAAAAAAGAATTGAAGAGATAAAATCAACAAGCTATTATCCGCATAATTTTACAGGACAGATGGCAGAGGACCTTGAATGGGTACTTAGTTTACTAAACTGAAAAACAATTAAAAACAAACAATAAACCGGGCATTGATTTGCCCGGTAAAAAAATAAACTGCAACCGAACATACATTCTAAAATCAGAAAGAAAATGACAGAAGATGCGCCAACATCCTCTGCCATTGGTAAGAGCTGTACTCTTTTCTCGACAATTAGATTATAGCACTTACCTCAAAATAGTACAAGGAGGAAATTGCTACCATGACGAAAAAAGAATTATTCAAAAGTGAGATTCTAATGAAAATGAAAAGGCATCTGGATACATCAATGATTTCTATTTTGGATGTGGTATTGTCAGATGCTTTGTACAGGGTTGATATTGTAGATATGGAGACATTGCCGGCTACTCAGGATATGACCAACGAATATATACTACAGTTGTATGAGCTTAAAAAAGGCGTGAAGCTGTCAGAAGAGACTATAAGGGCATATATGATAGGGTTCCGAGAATTTTTACGGTATGTCAATAAATCGCTGTTACAGGTTACTCAGGAGGATGTGGAGCAATATTTGAGGACGAAACAAAGAAATGGAAATAATAATAAATCGTTAAATAATAAGAGAAGAAAGCTGAACACATTCTTTGACTGGATGCGGAAAAATGATCTGATACAGAAAAATCCTGTGGAGAATATTGAGCCTTTTGTAGAAATACTTTCACCTATAGATCATCTGGACCCAGAGGAGATGGAGAAATTAAAGGCAGCCTGTAAGACAAAGCGGGATCGTGCCCTTTTGGAATGGCTTCGTTGTACAGCCATGCGTAAAGGCGAGATTTCTTCTGTAAATATCAATCAAATCAACTGGGCTGAAAGGAAAGTGATTATCTATGGACAGAAAGGTCATGCATATCGGACCGTATGCTTGGATTCTGTAGCAGTACATTATCTGTTGGAGTATATCAAAGAGCGTGGTCTTGATATACGGAGCGATCAGCCGTTGTTTACGCATTCCAAAGGGGATACAACACAGCCATTAAGTAAGGCTGGCATTTATGCGGAGATTCGCAGGATCGGCCAGAGATCTGGACTCAATCGGCGGATATACCCGCACCTGTTCCGTAAAACGGTGGCCACAAATGTGATCAGGCGTGGCGGTACAGATGCAGATGCGGGTGAATATCTGGGACATAAGCCACAGGGAGTCACAGCCAGACATTATGCATACAGATCAGAAGATCATGTGATTAAGATCTTTCAAAACTATGTGGCTGCGATTTGAGATTTTCAAAAATATAATGCAAAAATTTTGATACCCCCCTGGGTGCAGAATTTTGTTGTCGCTGAAAATATAATGCAAATTTTTTGATACCCCCTGGGGCTCTGAAAATTTACAAGTAAAATTGAATTTTATATGCATTGTAAAAATAGTGTGGATTACCTGCCAATTCCGGAAGAAACCTGATCTTCCGAAATCTCGGCGGGCAATCCTTATAATTTGCCCTGTCGCCGCTCTCTGGGGCGGAGCGGTAGCACCTGCATAACTGGGCGACTATCACCTGTCCTTTCTGCGCTGGATGCGCTGATATGTGGGTTAATGGGTTGCAACGGTCAGCAGTGACTGCAATTCCTACCGCCTTAAAGGCTTTCGCGCTAAAAGCCAGTGAAACCTGCTAAGAGACATTCAGACAGGGCAAACTGTCCGGACATGGCGCCGGACGGAATCGAACCGCCCGCAAGGCTCCAGCGCGTCTATACTCCACAAAGAGTGGAGACAGCAAGCAAATATAAAAATATTATTGCCGCTTCCTTCCCTTCTCTAGCCTGTATTTCCATCATTTTTTTCTGCACGCTGCTATCTTTTGCCAGTGTATCGGCTCTTTCGCCGATCATAGCAAATCCTTGTTCATTTGTCACTTTTTCTACCGCCTTTCTTTATTTCCTGTCCTCTGCATCTATCCGGGCTTGGAACCGGCTGCGGCTGGCCCATTTCCGGGGTGTAAAGGTAGGTCCCGGGCTTTTCCGCCTGCTCCGATTCCTGCTTCGGATTTGCCAGCTCAAGGCGCTTCATGCGGCCGATCCGGCGGAGAGTAAACATTTCGTTTTCCGTGATCTGTGCTTTCCGGAAGAGATCCTCGACCGTTTCCAGATAGAAATTGCAGGTTGTCACGCTGACGCTGACCTCGAAAAGTGCTTTCAAATTTTTGTAGCCGTTGCTCTCGGTCTTCTTGACTCTGTTTACTGGGAATTCGATTATTTTACACATATTTTTCATCCTCCTGAAATGATTTTTTTCAACCCCAGCCCCGAAGGGCTGAACGCTTGCGGTTTGATGGACTGTTTAGAGCCGCCGCAACGGCTGTTAGTTGTATACCATTTCCTGCATGATCTGATGCTGTTCGGAAAGAGATTTCTTTCTATTCATTTCGTTGAAATCCTTTTCCGCCATCCGCATAGCGGCTTTCTTTCCGTATCCCCTGTCTCTCCAGAGTTCGTATAATTCTTCAATCGTCCATTTTTTCATTGTGTTTCCCTCCTGATTTAAATTTGTTTTGTGTTCCTTGCTATGGTTATATAATATCACTTTTAAAAGAAATAGTCAAGTGCTTTTATAACTTTTATAAGAAATATTTTTCATTGACTTTTTAGGAATATTATTATATAGTAAACATAATAGGAGGTCGTGGAAATGCTCAAATATAAATTCAATATGGAAGAAGCTTTAAAACGTGCAGAATTTAACACATATAAAGCAAAAACTACCGGGCTTTTAAGCCAAGATACGTTAAGAAAGATAAAAGCAGAGAATACAGATATTAGCCTGAAAGCATTAAACAATCTGTGCTTGATACTGGATATGCCGCCGGGGGCAATATTGGATTTTGAAGCTACGGAGCAAGAAAAGGAAGCAAGAAAGAAACTTTAATTATTTTAAATATAACTTTACAAAGTGATAAAAATGTGCTATTATAGTATTGTCGAAAGACAATAACCCGAAAGGGAGAAAGGAGAGCGGATGGAAGAAATGAGCGCAACAGATATTGCAAGACTGATCGAGTGGTTACGCAGTCACGGACATACAGATTCGGAGATTGTGGAGTGTCTGGAGTACATCACCAAAAAGTAGCCAGAAAAAACAGAAGGGGCGGCAGATAGGCCGTCCTTTCTTTCTGCCTTCCAGTGTTTAAAATTTTACTGTTGACAATCTGTAAAGGGTATGTATTATAATATGGGTATGGAGCAGTAAGATAGATATAATTAAAAATCACCCGGGCAAGACTGGAAGGCCTTCCAACCGTCCCGGAAAACTGCGCGGAGCAGATCGGAAGTCGTGAGCCGGATAACATCGTTAATTACAACGGTGCTATCCGGTTTTTTGTTTTCTCTGGAGGTGTAGGCGGATGCTGTGCAATAATTTTAAGTGTGTAAATCTGGTAGATGACGAATGCGATCTGTACGGCGGCGAATGCATCGGCGATCAGTGCGGCGACTGGGGCGAGTGCCAGAACTGCCAGAGGGTAACGGATCCGGGCGACTGTTGGAAAGAGTAGCCCAGGATCAGGCCCAAGGCGGCGGATCAGGCCAGAGAGCCCAGGAATCCGGCAGATAGGAAATAATACCAGACATGTATATTTAAGCTCTATACAGAGCAGAGAGGAGGTATAGATATTATGCCAGTAATTACAGAGGACTGTATAGAAGTATATGAAAACCAGATAGAATTATATCTGGATCAGTATATAACAGAACGTAAAATAAAGAACATGAATAAAGAGACTCAGAGTAGATGGAATGCAGCTTTATTATATATAAAAAAATATGTATTCCAGAACAAAGATAATCTTATGAGTGAATTTAATCACTCTATGTATGATGAATGCAAGATTGATAGAATCTGTGATATCTATATAAATCTCTGTTATGAGTATGATAAAGAGATATCTATAAATGGTTTCTCTTTTCTGACTGGAATACATATAGATACTATATATTCTTGGGGGAAAGAAGAGACAAGGAGTATTATATATTATGATTCTGAAGGTAAGAGGATAGGTAATATAAGTATCTGGAAATATAACCATCCGGGAGAGGAATATACGGAAGAACTCGGCTCTTCATGCTCCGAGGTTTACAAAAAACTTTACCGGAATAATGAAGAATCTTTAAGTAATAAGCTGATATCCGGCGGATTAAACCCCATGAAGGTGCTCCCGGCTCTTAACAGGCGTCATAACTGGAATATGCCGGGAAGCAACCGGGAAGGCGGAGAGAAGCGCCGAACCATAGAGCAGATCGAGCAGGAGCGGGGCCAGCGGTTCATAGATACAGCGCCCAAAGAGTTGCCCAAGGGAGATTTTTGACACGGTTTGTATGTCTGAGACGGACACAGCACCAGATCAGCCGGAGAAGTACCGTAAAATTGCACAAAAACCTGTAAAAACAGGCGAAAATGGTATGGAAATGGGTTATATCACGTCGAAAAATTATTATTTTGCGACATGTTCAAATGTTCGATAAATAAAGCCAGGTTCATAAGGGGCAGGGGTGGGGGTCTGGTGTGAAACGGCCCCGGGCGGCGTACTGAACCCCATAAGCAATTTTAAAATAAAAAGACCTCATCCTCAAAGGAGCACAGAAAGAAATGAGAAAACGATTCCCAGTATTACATAATTTAGGCCACAGAGGAGAAAAGGAATATATTCCGTGGGAAGTGATAGCGCCACACGAGGCGCAGGCATATAAAAATCATGGTCAGAGTCTGGAGCGGCTGGCTGCCCGCGGAGGATTGTCATACAGGGAAATGTATGCGGTGCTTCGGGATAAGGACTTTGATTCCTGGAACAGAAGTGATTTTGAAGATATTTTCTATGAATTTGCCGTCCTTAAGATCGTGAGAGACTTTTACACCAAAGGTTGAGCAAATGGGAGGGATTGGAGACATGTTAAACAGACCAAAACGGGAAGAAACGATTTTGTACAATGACACACTGTTTCGCAAAGGCGACATTGTTACGATAGGGACCAGCGGTTACTACGGTAGAGAGTATACCGGGCGTATATCTGGGATTGATATCTCGGATTTCCGGCTGGACATGTCAGAACAGTATCAGGAGGACTGCCGGAAGTTTAAGTATGATGAGATCAGTTACATCAAATATGTATCGGAGCCGGACGTATCTGCACCAATGGATTCTGAAAGTCCGCAGGGAGGACAGGCATGATAGATGGAAAAGCAGTGGTAAAGTTCGGGACCGGCGACATCCTGATAACTCCGATGGTCAAAACGGATTTTTCTGGCGGGTTCATCGTCCTCCAGAATAAAGGGACGCATATCGTTGGCGAACAGACGCAAAACTTTGAGCCGGGAGATGATGACACTGTTCTTTTATTCGACACCGTGGAAAGTTTGGAAGTGTTGATTGAGAGATTGCAGAAACTGAAGGACATGATGAGCGGTGACACCAGCGACTGTTATAAAGAAATCGAATACGGTTATGAGCATGGACAGGAAGGAGTTATTGACATGACGCTGAAAGAATTTGCACAGATGCTTGACGGCAGAGAATACGGGTTTCCGCAGTTCACACCAGAGGAAATCCGGACTGCAAAGGAAAACGGATTTGTTATAGTGCATGGGGCCTCAGATGACCTTATGGAGTTTGAGGGAACAATCCGGGATGAAGGCGGCTGTTTTGATGGTGGGGAGGTTTACTTCAACAAAACAGAGGTGGTCTTTCCGGAAGATGATGAACAGCCAGAGGATTGTAGTCAAATCACCGCCTTGTGGAGTGCAGAGAAGGATGAGAACGGAAACCCGGCAACATGGGCATACCAGACTGACATTCCGCACGAGACTTTCAAAATCTGGGAAGATGGAGAACTGTATTGCATCGGCATTGTGTTTTCGATTGCTGATGTGAGATAAGGGGGCAGGGAGATGATAATTTTAAATACAGTCGTGCCAACGATCAATATTGCATTTGCGCTAATGCTGCTCCTGTTCATGAAGGAAGAGCAGACGCAGGCAGGCAGATATGGATTTGGATTCCTGGTTTTTCTGCTGGCGGTGAATACAACATTGATCTGGTGGTAAAGGGGGATTTGATATGGGGCAGATAACAATTCAGCAGGCGATAACTGTTGTGAGAGATGAACTTCTGATGCGTGGGAATTTGTATGACGGATTCCAGGCGAGCATCAGCAGCACGCTGAAAGAGATTCCGACAGGAATGGGACTGTACGATGTCGCAGAAAAAATTCTGGATAGGCTGATCGGAGAGGAATAGACACATTGTTGATTACATATTTTGGAATCATTCTGTTCCCGGTCATGGAATGGATTGCATTCATAAAAAAGAAAAGTCCTGTCACGCAGGTAAGGTCGCTGCAGATCCGTGGGCGTGAGGTTGCCTATAACTGTTTGCGGCAGAGGCACGAAATTTAGCATGAGCGCATATTGGGGAAATCATGCAAGATGGAGAACCGCTGAATAATAATCGAACAACCTCTAAGGTGGATTCAGGGCATGGAGGCACCAGATATGTGCAGTGCAACAGAATCATGGCGGTGAGTTGCTGAAAATACCGCTACGATGCTTATAAATTATTTTTTACGATTTTTCCAAATGTTCGCTATGGGGGAGGCGTGATTCCCCCGCATAGGTCTTTAGCTCAAAGGTAGAGCGCCGAGAGTCGACCGCTATTGCGTTTGGAGGGTGCAGGTTCGAGTCCTGCAAGACCTGTTTTTTGAACGTTGATAATTGAATATTGGTGGTTGGAATGGTATAATATTTTAGAGGTGAAAAAATGTGTAATGATATTATATCAGCTTTGGCTTCTTGTTTTAATGTTTTTGGAACAGTATTTGCTGTTTTATGTATTATAAAAATGTCGTTCAAAGACGTAATGCGAACAAGAGAAGCTTGGCGGCTTGATCATGAGGAATTAGATGTTTTAGAACAGAGATATTACGCAAGGGCTGGAATAGGAATTATTATTATCGGATTTATCCTTCAATTATTTACGACGTTTTTAAAAAGTATGTCTGTTGTATATTGCCTAATTTTATCTGGAACAGCAACTATAATGGCTTTCGTTATCGTTTTAATTGAGAGATATAAAATGAAGCGGGATAAAAAACGTGCAAAAAAAGAAAATCCATAAAGTACCAACCATCAATATCCGGTGGTTGGTATTTTTATGCGAAAATGGAGAATTGAATATGTTAATATTTGCACCTGAAAGAGAGTGTGAGACTCCGCCTGTAAAATGTGTCATAGAAATACAGGGAAGAATATATGATGCCGTTTTTACAGAATATCGCAGGTATTCATATGATTTTGATGAAAAAATGAACATGACAAAAAATAAAACGGTAATTAAAAAATTCGATTTGGATAATCCCGTAATCTGTCATGGAATATATGAGACAGTTTTATTTTTTGATAAAGAAGTAAATTGTTATTGGTGTAACAATGGGAAAACTTTGATACAGATTTGAGGGCATCAATTTTTTAAAGGAGAATAAAATGCAACCAGTAGAATTTTCAGAACAGAATTGTATATATACGGCGGATAAGTGCCTGCCGCTTCCTGCTTGCAGATAAATGAATGAAGAATTTCAAACTATTGAGGTCATTTCCTGTCATGAACTGACTGATGAAGAAATCGTGCTTCTGTTGAATCAGATCAAAGCCGGGCAGAGACCAGCAATCTTCTTGTCGGTAGTAGGCGGTCAGCCGCCGGTGGCATTGTGGGTGAGAGAAAATGACATTACTTGAATATGCCAAAGCGGTATCTCCTGTTCCTCTTTCAGATTGGCAAAAGAGACTTTTTGAAAAGTATGAACGGGCAGAAAGAGAGAATCGGCAATTGTTTGTATGTTTTCCGCCGAGAGCCGGGCGGAGCATGACCATGAAAATCATTGAAAAATGGAAGGCAGAAAGAAAATAAAATAGTTTAGTCCGAACGTCCCCGAACGTCAGCACTAGAAAGGAGCAGGCGGAAAATGGGCGTTTCGGAAAAAACAAAAAATCTTGCAAACGGAATAAAAGATGACATCACCCGATATGGCGTGAATTATAAAGACCTGTCGGACCTTCTGGATATCGCTGCTGATGCCATGGACAGAGAAGGCGCCGTCCAGTGGGGATTGAAGGTCACGGAGTATATCAAGGAATGCTGCGAGTTTGGTATTGCGCACAGGATTGATGAAATCCCTCTGTATGATCTGGAATGGAAAGCGCTGAAATGCGAAGCACCATATAAATTTGAGTCGTTTCTTCTGTATATGGAGAAGAAACGGGTGCCAAAGAAGAAATTCTATGAACCCAGAAGAAGGACTCTGAAAGTCGTTGTGGATGATCTACAGGATCTGGAAGATGGAAAACTGGACTTCCTGGGCATCAGTCTGCCGCCACGAGTCGGAAAATCAACATTGTGTATTTTCTTCCTGACGTGGGTGATCGGGCGGCATCCGGAGAGTCACAATGCCATGTCCGGACATTCCGGTATTTTGGCGGATCGGTTTTACAATGATGTGCAGAAGCTGACGCAGAATGAGGAATATACTTTTTCAGAGATATTTCCGGATGTAAAGCTGTGCAAGAAATCAGCGGAAAAGAATGAGTTGAGCTTTTCGGAGCTGGAGGCATTTGCGACGCTGACCTGTCGGGGCATTGACGGCACATGGACCGGCGCTGTTGATATTTCTTCGGACGGATATCTGTATGTAGATGATATGGTCCGTGACAGAACAGAGTCTTTAAGCCCAATCCGTCTGGAAAATCGTTATCAGGATTATCTGAATGTGCTTGTTGACCGTAAAAATGACGGTTCCAAGGAGCTGATGGTCGGAACCCGCTGGAATGTGTTTGATCCTCTGGGAAGAGTAGAAGCGGAGAATCAGAATGATTCAAGATACCGATTCCGTAAAATTCCGGCACTGAATGAGAATGATGAATCCAACTTTGAGTATGACTATGGAAAAGGATTCTCAACAGAATATTATCATAAAATGCGTGCCCGCCTGGATAAGAACGAGTGGATGGCGAAATATATGCAGCGTCCATTCATTCGTGAGGGCCTTCTGTTTCCGGAAGAGGAACTTAATTTTTACAATGGGGTTCTGCCGGATGGCGACTGTATTACGGCAGCGGCATGTGATGTGGCATGGGGCGGCGGGGACAGCCTGTCAATGCCTTTCGGAAAAGCATTTGGAAGCCGGGATGATGGTCCGGTGTATATTCCGGACTGGATCTTTAATCCAGGGGACAAATATGTGACAAAGCCGCTGGTAACGGCCAAATGTCTTCAAAACGAACCCAATATGGTGAAATTTGAGGCAGACAATGGTGGTGATGAGTATGCAGAATCCATTGACAGTCTCTTACAGGGGCAGGGTTTTAAGACGAATGTTTCATGGAAAAAGGCCAGTAACAAAATGGGGAAACTGGCAAAGATTATTCAGTATGCACCAGACATAAAGAGACGGTTTTATTTTTTGAAGCCGGAGTTGCAGAGTCAGGAATATAAAAATGCCATGGAAGAGTTGATGATGTTTGTTCAGGTGGGGACCAATCCTCATGATGATGCGGCAGATGGTCTGGTACAGCTGTTGCAGCTGATTATTGGCGAATTATATGCAAAATGCGAAGCAGTTGACAGACCATGGTAAGGGAGGGATATTGAGATGAACAAGAGAAAATTACGGCTTGATAAATACGGGATCAGTAATAAACGATATAAAGAACTCTGCGGATTCTGTGAACAGTATCCTGAATGGCTGGAGGAACTGAAAAGCAATACAGACACTGTCAAAAGTGCCAGCGTGAGCAGTATGCCAGCATCCTCTTCTGGAACAGGTGACCCGACATCTGCGCTTGCACGTCGTCGGGTGGAGCTTCGGAAAAGATGTGATCTGATCGAGCAGACTGCGATCCAGGCGAATGCGGATTTGTATCAATATATTATCCGATCTGTGTGCTATGAGGAATCAGTTCGATATCTTCAGACCATAAAGGGAATGGCCTGCAGTACGGCGGCATTTTATGATGTCAGACGCTATTTTTTCTATCTTCTGGACCAAAATAAGAAAATGTGAGAAAAAAAGGACATACTTTCGTGATATTATGATATTGTCGCAAAATGAAAAAACACAGGACAGGAGCGCCGACTTTGAGGATTCATTGCCGGTGCTTTTGTTATGCAGGAAAGGAAGTGAAACGGATGGATTCTCTATGGCATGAAAATCGAAAATCATTCCATGAGGTGTGCAAAGGTCATTATGGCCGAAAAATGATTATCAGCGGACGGTCAAAGATCATGACGGCGGAACAGGCCATTGAGGAACTGAATAAAGCGCTTCCGACTCACAACCAGAATCGCCGGGAGACTGATTATCTATATCACTATGTTTCCGGAGACCAGCCGATCCTGTATCGGGTGAAGGATGTCCGGCCGGAAATTAAGAATGATATTGTTGAGAATCATGCGTTGGAGATCACCCGTTTCATGACAGCCCAGAATTATGGGGAGCCCATTCAATATACCAGTGTTAAGGATACATCTGGAAAGACTGAAGAGATCGACCGGCTGAACAATTACATGAAAACCCGGAACAAAGATTATCATGATGTGGTGCTGGGTGACTGGCAGAGTACCTGCGGGACCTCATACCGGGAGACATGGAGCTGCCGGAGGGATGAGATTGAAGAAGGGGAGCCTGGTTTTGATATCTGTTCGCCGGACCCACGGTATAATTTCATCATTTATTCATCGGCAAAGGGGAATCCGCCGCTTATGTCCGTGTCGATCCAGAAGGACGATAAGGACAGGACAGTCTACTACTGTACTACAAAGTCCTATGTGTATTGCATCCGGGACAATGAAGTGATTGATGAGGAATCTTCAGTCAATGGTCATGGAAGAATCCTTCTGGTGGAGTTTCCGAACAATCCCAGGCGCCTGTCAGATGTGGAAATTGTCATCACCATGTTGGACGGAATCAATAAGGTGCAGTCAAACCGGGTGGATGGTATTGAGCAGTTTGTGCAGGCGTTTATAAAGTTTGTCAATTGCGAGATCGATGAAAAGACTTTCCTGAAGATGTGCAAGATCGGCGCATTAAGTGTGAAAACGGTCAATCCTTCCATGCCAGCGGACGTGAGCAGTGTTTCCAGCGAATTGAATCAGCAGGAGACGCAGACCTTGAAGGATGACATGTATAAAAACATGCTCATCATTGAGGGGATGCCCGGCCGGGAGCAGAATACCGGCGGGGATACTGGTCAGGCGGTATATCTTCGGAATGGTTGGGATTTTGCGGAACAGCGGGCGAAAATCGACGAACCGGTGACAAAGCGGTCAGAACGGGAGTTTTTGAAAATTGTCCTGAATATCCTGAAGACGAAACAGCAGATCGCTCTGGAGCTGACGATTGCGGATATTGATATCAAGATCACCCGCAATAAGACGGACAATATGCTGGTAAAGGCCCAGGCGCTTACTTATTTGCTCCAGAGAGGTATTCACCCCAAGATTGCCATCCATACATGTGATCTCTGGGGAGACCCGGACAAGGTGTATGTTCAGTCTCAGCCTTATTTGGAGGTCTTGTATCAGACAGCGGCGGAGAAACAGAAAGAACTGGAAGCAGAACAGGCGCGTCAACTGGAACTGAAATCTGAGGAAAATAAAGGCGGTGATGGGATTGATTGAGGTAAGATGCAGGGGCTGCGGGCGGCTCTTGGGAAGATTTGAGGGAAAAGGCAGTGTAAAATGTCCAAAGGTCGGCTGTGGGGGGACGAATGTATTTGATACAGATACCGGGGATCATCGCTTCATACCGAAACCAGTCGGAGTTGATCTGAAAGACAGGAAGACATCCAGTGGAGTTACATACTGGAGCAGGTCAGAGCGTTAGACGGCAGTTTGAGAGTAGTGTGATTTTTACGAAACTATGCGGAGCGCACCGTGTGAAAAAAGTGTATGTTTCGAGAAAAGGAGATAAAGAAAATGACAAGAGAAGATATTAAGAAGCAGTTTCCGGATGCGACGGATGAACAGATCTCAGCGCTTCTGGATATCAACGGAAATGATCTGACAGCGGCCAAGAAAAACAATGTGGAGCCGAAAGTCCTGAAGCAGCTGCAGGCGGATTCGGCGGCATATAAGAAACTGCAAGAGGCCGGGTTAAGCGATGAAGAGAAAATCCAGAAGACTCTGGCAGAGGCAGAGGCGACCAAGGCGGATTTTCAGAGGAAATTGAATCGTCTGGATGTGGAAAAGATTCTGGTCGGCGCCGGTCTGACAGAGGAAGATTACAAAGATCTGATCGATGGTCTGGTATCAGAGGATGCAGATGCATCCAAAGCACTGGCAACCAGCCTTGCGACTATGCTGGCAAAGCAGAAAGAGGCTGCTGTCCAGAAGACCAAAGAGGAACTCATGGACGGCACAAAGAAACCGGGAGACAATGGAGGCGGCGGAGGCAATCCGGATGATGAGGACGAGGATGAGTCTGATGCTGCCCAGTTTGCACAGCAGTACAATGCACAGTATGTGACGGAGGTGTAATGATGGCATTCCATAAAGTAGAAAGAACCTATGAAAGACTGAATTTCATTGACAGTGAAGTCGGTCTGGTAAGGAAGACACGGGAAATTCCGCAGAGCATGGGGAAGGATCAGGATAACCGGAAAATCGTGGTCGGCGGTACGCCGTTTCCCAGCAATGATGCAAATGTAGAGGGGCTTGTGTTTGAGACAATCGATATAACTGATGATGAGAAAAGACCGGGCTCTGTCATTGTGGCTGGAAGGATCATCGAAGAGAACCTTCCTGTTGCGCTGGCGGGGGCGGCGAAAACGGCGCTGGAAAAGCGTGGTTTCATCTTTGTATGAGTAAAGGAGGGCAAAAGAGATGCCGGAGATTTTAGAGCTGATTAAAAATAAAGACAGGCTGGCTTATTCGCAGAATTACTCTGTGAAAAGGCTGTACAAAGGAAATACCACGTTTCCGGACGTAAAGACGCAGCACCTGGAGGCGGAATACTTCCGGCTGTCTCAGGGGTCCAATCTTCCGACGGCGGCGATGGTACACGCACTGGACACCGAGGCGGCAATCGGTACCCGGCCGACGCTGGAAAAGGTATCCGTTGAGAAATTCTTCATCAAGGAGAAGATCAACCAGTCGGAAAAGACGCAGATGTATGAGAAGAACGGCGTGGATGAGACCGGGCTGAAAGCCTTCATCTATGATGATATGGGGCGGCTGGCGGATTCCGTCGTGACCAGAGCGGAACTGATGAAACAGGGCGTGATGTCCACTGGAAAGCTGATTATCAATGAGAATAAGCTTTCCATTAACATCGATCTGGGCATGCCGACAGAGAACTTCGTGACTGCTGACTGGGCGGACCCGGAACATGACATTCTGGGGGATCTGTGGAAGTGGAAAAAAATTGCGAAGGATCAGGGCCAGACGATCACCAGAGCGCAGACTTCCGAAAAGATTCTTGGCTACATGCAGAAAAACAAGGGCATTCAGGTTGCGATCAACAGCGTACTTGGAGTCGGCACATTCGTGTCTGTGGCGCAGGTAAATACACTGATGCAGCAGATGTTCAGCTTTACCATCGAGACGGATGAGGACGTATATGCAACGCTGGAAAAGCAGGCGGACGGCACGCTGAAGCGGAAATCTACCAGATTTTTCCCGGAGGATAAGTTCACCATGTATGTCGCTGGTCCCAGTGGTAAACTGGGTACTGGCCTGTGGGGTGTGACTCCGGAGGAACTGTCCTACGGTCCGTGGACAAAGAAGTCTGCAAAACAGTTCGTGACGATCACCCAGTGGGATACGCCCGATCCGGTCGCCACATGGACGAAAGCGTCCGGTCTGTTCGTGCCGGTCCTGCCGGTTCCAGAGGGCATGATCATTGCGACGATTACCTTTATCGGGACAGGTGCTGCCAGTGCCCAGTCGGAAACGGCGGATACTAAGAGCGGTACCGGGGGCGCATCGGCAAAGCCGTAAGGAAGGGGATTGAGGTATGGAACCGCTTGTGAATGAGATTCTGGAAGATTTGACAATTGAATTAGGTCTCGCAGAAGATTCTGACATTGCGGTTCTGTCCTCTAAAGTTCGGAACGCATACAGGGAAGTGAAGCGGACCAGGAATTATCAGAGCGGTCATACTCAGGAGTTCATTGACCGGGATATGGAGAATTTCTATTCCAATATCCGGGAACTGGCTCTGTATGACTTTAATCAGGCAGGCGCAGAAGGGCAGACCAGCCATTCCGAGAACGGAACCAGCCGTGTCTGGAAGGAGCGGAGGGAATGTCTGAATGGTGTGGTTGCCTTTTGCGGAACGATATGAGACATAGTAGTCTGTGCGTGGTGAATAACCGCAGGGCGGCATCCATTGGCGGCGGTGGGCAGGATGCTGATAATAATGAAAAGAGAGGCATTCAGGATGAATTTTGGACAGGCATTGGAGCAGGTAAAACAGGGAAAAGGCATGAGATTACCGCAGTGGAAAGAGGATGTTGTTATCAGAGCACAGTTTCCGGACGAACACAGCAAGATGACGGCTCCCTATCTGTATGTGGAGAGCCGGTTCGGGCGCGTACCGTGGAAAGAGACCATGATTGAATTGTTTGCGGAAAACTGGGAGATCGTGGAATAAAGGCTTTCTTTCACTCTCCTTTTGTCGTATAATGGCGGTGGAAGGAGAGTCTTTATGCTAAGTGTTTTAGAAAATACAAGAGAAGCCATCGGAATGGATCCAAATTATTTTTATACATGTTGTGTAGCCTTTGTGGCAACAATAATCATTCCAGTTGTTGCGGGTATTGGGAAGATTATTCAAAATATTAGAAATACGAATGTATGGGATTTGTGCTGTAAAGGAGAGGGAGATTTATTTTATCCATTGGTTATGCTTTTTGAATTGGTTCCTTCTTTTTTTGCATTATTTATAATGGTGATAGCACAAGCGATTTTTGTTATATTAGAATTGTCTTATTGTGTGACATTTATAGTGATGTTGGGTTTAATGCTGCTTCTGACAGTTCTCTCAATGGTATTTGTATCAAGACGTTTTTTTATTAGAAAAAGAATCATTGGAAACAAGAAAGAAAAATATCTTATTTGGGCGCCGGGCATTATCTATAATATGCTTTTTTTCAGTATATGCATGAATATACATATGTTTTTTTATACAGTTCTTTCAATAGTTTTTATGGGAACTGAAATTTGGGGGTTACATGTTTTTAGGGCAAGATATGTTGAATATAAATACTCAAGTGTAATTTTTTATTTAAATGATAAATCGGTTATAGATTGTAAAGATATAATGAAGGTTATTAAAAAATATAATTCCTTTATTATAAAAGAGGATGAAAAACAGATCACGATTAAATTTGATAATATTTCCAGAGTGGAGTATTATGGTGGAAAGAAAATAAAACTTATTGGGAAAAACAGTAAAAAATGAGAGATTTAAAGAAAAACCAACAACGTCTGCAATATGCGACATATTCAGACCAGATAACCATATACGAACGTGACGAGGAAGGCAATATCATCTACGTTGATATTGACGGTGAGCAGATTCCTTCAATCGACGGGGAAATAGCAGGCTACAACAAGCCTGTTATTTTTTTCGCCAATATCGCCATGTCCGGCGGCGAGTCGGAGGCGAAAGAATACGGCGTCAATTCTACCGATTACGAGGCTGTCATCGTCACGACGGACAAATCCTTGCCGATTGATGAGCTGTCTCTGATTTGGCACACGACGGAGCCTGTACTGGATGCTGACGGGCTTGTGGATGGGGATTCCGCAGACTACAAGGTGATAGCGGTCAAGCCGTCGCTGAATGGTGTGAAATATCTGCTGAAGAAATTACCGAAGGGAGGCGGGAGTCGTGGCGAAAAAAATCAGCTTCAATCTATCGGTGGCGTCGATCCGGGCGGCACAACAGGAGATTCAGAAGTATCAACAGGATTTGAGCCGGAAATGTGAAATTCTCTGCCGGAGACTGACCGAAGAAGGCATCCGGGTTGCACAGGCGCATATCGGCGGAAGTGGATTTGGAAAGTATATCCGGCTGGCATCCGAGATGACGCCAGAGCAGGCAGGCTGCCGGGCGGTGCTGTATATGGAGGACATCAGCAAGATTGTGAGCGAGTGGCAGACGCTGGAAGGTGTGAAACGGGCTACTGTGTCACCTGTATTGATGCTGGAGTTCGGCTCTGGCTTGCAGGCGGAAAATCCAGCTAATATTCCGGGAGTGGGGACAGGAACCTTTCCCGGTCAGACACACGCAGAGAATCCCGGCGGTTGGTGGTACATGGACTTGGACGGCGTGTGGCATCATTCCAACGGCGTCAGTGCGAGGATGCCTATGTATTTTGCCGGGAAAGAGATGCGGGCAAAGATTGTAAGTATTGCAAGAGAAGTTTTCCAGAATGGAGGTTGATTTATATGGTAGGATTCGACTGGAATCAGTTTTACACGCTAATAAAATCCAAACTGGAAAAGATGGTGCCCTGTACAGTCGGGCGATATGTGACACCGAAAGCCAGCCAGTTCCCATATGTGGATGTGGCACTTTCAGATAATTCCGGCGGTCATTACGATCTGGAAGGTGCTGAAGGCTCACAGAATCCGCTGATTGTGTTGACAGTTTATTGTAATGGCGTATCCGGGGACAGCAAGTGCTATACCATCAGTGAGAAAGCCAAAAAATTGATGCTGTCGTATGGGTTCCGCTGTCGTGGTGGACCGATGAAAGTGGATAATGCTGATCCGGGTGTGGCGCGTTGGGTCGGGCGGTACCAGAGAGTGATCGGGAACGGTGATGAGCTGATACCAATAAATTGAATCATGGTAACTGATAAGGGTTGAAAGGCTCTTATTTTTATGCAAGTAAATTAAGAAGAAAGGATGAAAATTATGTCTGATGCAGTAGTAAAAGCAGTAAGTACAATCGGTACAGTGCTGGAAACAAGTGAAGACGGGACTACATGGGAGAAACTGTGCAAGATCAAGAAGTATCCGGCGCTTGGCGGCGCCCCGGAGCAGTTGGAAACGACAGACATGGAAGACGAGGTGCAGACCTTTATTCCCGGCGTACAGAGTATGGACGCTATGGAGTTCACGGCGAATTATACGCTGGAATCCTATAAGGCAGTGAAAGCAAAGGCAATGACAGCTCTCCATTATCGTCTGAAAATGGGGAAGAACGGCAAGGACGGCATTGCTACATGGGATGGCCAGCATTCTGTATATGTGAATGAGGGTGAGGTTAACGGGGTCCGTGAGATGACTATTTCCGTATCGCCCTCAACGAAGATTGATATTACTGATCCGGATCCGGCCATTGAATGATGATGGATCCCAGAAAAAATAAAGGAGGTTTTTGAACAATGGCAACAGTAAAGATCAACCGGAAAAATTATGAGGTACCAGAGCTGACTTTCCGGCATTCCAAACTGATGGAGCAGATGGGATTGCCAGTGGAAGGTATGATGAGCAGGAATTACATATTTTCAGCAGTGTCAGCATTTACGGCAATCGTGGCGAAATGCGATCCGGAGCAGGCGGATCATCTGGTAGAGCAGCACATCCTTGGCGGTGGGAATCTGGAAGATATCTACAGCGCATATGCTACGGCGGTTCAGGACAGCAATTTTTTCAAACAGCTCCTGCATCTGGACGGGCAGGAGAAGAAGACGAAGAAGAAATCGTCTGCGAAGACGGAACCGAAGTCACCGGAAGAGGGCGAGTAACCTTTTCCAGCCTGATTGAAACGGTCTGGATGCCGGCAGCGATCCGGTTCGGCATCCCGGCAGACGTGTTCTGGGACTTGAATCCCAAATACATGTATATCTATCAGGATGCGTATATCAAAGAGAAAGAGGAGCAGGTCAAAATGCTGGATGTAGCAGCCTATTATCAGGGGCTGTACGTCCAGCAGGCAGTTGCTTCCTGTTTCTCCAAAAGAGCAAAATATCCGAAAAAGCCGTTGTCTCTGGAGCCGAAGAAAAAAGCGCTTTCCGGGGAAGAACAGTTCCGGCTTTGGGTGGAGGAATTTAACAAACAATTTGATTAAAGTGAGGATAGGGAGAATGGATGCAACAACAATTATCGTGGCCTTACTGTCTCTGGCCGGGACACTGGCGGGAAGTTTTTTTGCACAGCGGAAGAGCTCCGCCCTGATCGCATACCGGCTGGAGGAGCTGGAGCACAAGGTTCAGGCACACAATAACCTTGTGGAGCGGATGTACAGGGTGGAGGAACGGACAGAGCTTCAGGAGGAAAAAATCAAAGTGGCAAATCACCGGATTGATGATCTGGAGAAAGAGAGGAATTGAGATGAATATGGAACTTTTGATACAGTATATGACTTATATTCTGGCAGTAATTGGCGGGCTGGCGTTTCTGGTGGCTGTGGTAGTGCAGGTAATTAAGGAGCTGCCTTGGCTGATGAAGATCCCGACCAGTGTGGTGGCGCTGGCTGTATCGATGCTCCTGTGCCCGCTGGCTGTGGTGATCGCCTGCCAGTACTTTAAAATTGTGATCGTCTGGTACTACATGTTTGCATCCTTTATTGCGGCTTTTGTGGTCTATTTGGTTGCCACAGGAGGCTGGGAACGGATTGCAGATATCTGGCAGCGGACGAAATATAATCGAAAATAATACGGATCATGAGGGCGGGTAACCGTCCTCTTTTGGTACCGGCGCAATGCCGGAGAAAGTGAGGAATATATGAGAATCAATGTACACGCAGGGCATAACCCGGCAGGGAAAGTAGCTTGTGGGGCTGTTGGACTGATTAACGAGTCGACAGAAAACAGACGTGTGAAGGATGAAGTGATCGGCCAGCTCCGGCAGCTTGGCCATACAGTGTATGACTGTACTGTGAACGATGGAACAGGGCAGAAAGATGTGCTGAATAAAATCGTGGCGAAGTGCAACGCCCATGCGGTGGATCTGGACGTGAGTATCCATTTTAACGCCGAAGCGAAAGACGAGAGGGGTAATGGGAAGACCACGGGCGTGGAAGTGCTTCTGTATTCGAGTGCCAGCAAGGCGTATAACTGGGCAGAAAAGGTATGCAAAGCAATCGCATCCGTGGGATTTAGAAACCGTGGACTGAAATACCGTCCGGACCTGTATGTTCTGAAGAACACAACGGCTCCGGCTATGCTGGTTGAGTGCTGCTTCGTGGACGATAAGGATGATGTGCAGCTGTATGATTACAGGAGCATGGCATCAGCGATCGTCTTTGGAATTACCGGCCAGCACGTGCAGGATGCCCCGGAGAGCGACAGAGCGGAAGCAGGAGAGGAAACGCCCATCGGAAACAAAAATGCCCTGTATCGGGTACAGGTGGGCGCATATGGCGTAAAATCCAATGCCGAATCTATGAAGAAAAAACTGCAGGCGGCAGGTTTCGATGCTCTGATCGTGCAGGCATAACAGGAACTTAAATAAAAAAAGAATTTCTGAAAGAGAGGGGGATTCCATATGGCCATGATTACTGTGGATGGTGTTGCGGTCAAGACGCCATCCGCTTTTTCATGGGGACTGCAGGATGTGTCCGATCCCGCATCCGGGCGGACGTTGGATGCTTTGATGCATAAAAATAGAATTGCGCAAAAACGGAAAATCTCCCTTTCCTGGAACCATCCCACTCCGCAGGAGGCATCCGCTATCTTGCAGGCATTTAATCCGGAATATGTGAGAGTACGGTATCCGGATGCGTTGAGCGGAACCAATGAGACCAGAACATTTTATGTGGGGGACAGATCGGCCCCCATGAAGATATGGACTGTCAGAAATAAAAGGTATTCCCAAGTATCATTTGACATCATAGAGAGGTAAAAGAGAATGCTGAATATATCCAATCAGTTCAAAAATGAATTATATGATGACAACAGGAACTATCTGTGTTATGCGGATATTACGCTTGTGGATGGCACTGTATTGAATCTGAAAGATAAGGACATATGGACAGACAGTTTCTCGATTGAAGATGCAGTGTCTGGTACTAGCAGTTTTGATATTGGTGCTGCTATTATCAATAAGCTGACATTGAGTATCAATAATATTTACGAGGAATATTCCGAATATGATTTCACAGGTGCTGTGGTGGTACCGTATATTGGTCTGGAACTTTCGGATGGACGGATCGAGAAGATCCGCAAGGGTGTGTTTACTGTGGATGAAGCGTCTTATGATGGTTCTATCATAACATTAAGCTGCCTGGATAATATGTATAAGCTTGACTTTGCATATTCGGAGAGCAGCCTGTCTTACCCTGCTACTCTGGGAGAGATTGTCAGAGACATTTGTTTTGTCTGCGGCGTGACTCTGCTGACCACTACATTTTTCAATTCATCTTATGTAGTACGGAATCGACCAGATGATCAGGCGTTGACCTGCAGACAGGTTTTGTCCTGGGCGGCTCAGATTGCGTGTTCCTGGGTGAGATGCGATACTTATGGGCGTTTTCGGTTGGACTGGTATGATTTAAGTGTGTTTGAAAATCCGGGTGGTTTGAATGGTGGCGTCTTTGATGAAGGAGATCCATATAAATCCGGAGATACTGCTTTTGGCGGCACTTTTAAGCCATGGACAACAGGGGATGATTTTCATGGTGGTTCATTCAAGGAGTTGAACAGTTACCATCATGTCTATTCTATGAGCGCTATGCAGATATGTACAGATGATGTGGTGATTACGGGCCTGAAAGTAACAGAAAGCTTTGAAGAGACTGACACAGATAAAGTACAGTCTTTCTTATTTGGGGTAGAGGGTTATGTGATTGCTGTTGAGGGGAATGATCTGATCCAGAACGGAATGGCGGAAACCGTTGCAAAGTCTGTCGGCGGCAGGATAGTTGGTATGCGTTTTCGCCCATTTGATGTATCGGCACTGAATGATCCGTCTATGGAAGCGGGTGATCCTGTGATCGTTACAGATCGGAAGGAAAGGTCCTATCAGTCCTATATTACGTCTACAACTTTCAAAGTAGGTAATTATCAGCAGGTACAATGCAGTGCAGAAACTCCCAGCAGAAATAATGTACAGAGATTTTCAGAAGCTACAAGAAATATTGTGAAAGCAAAGTGGGAAGCTGCAAAAAAAATATCAGATTATGATAAGGTAATGCAGATGCTGACAAATCTTATTACACAGTCATTTGGTGTATTTAAGACGGAAGAAAAACTGGAAGACGGGTCTACGATCTTCTATCTGCATGATAAACCAAATCTTAATGAATCTGTGACTATCTGGAAAATGACAGCAGATGCTTTTGCTGTGACTACAGACGGCGGTAAGACTTGGAATGCGGGGATGGACAGTCAGGGGAATGTTGTGGTGAATGTGCTTTCTGCGATTGGCATCAATGCTGAATGGATCAATACTGGGGAGTTGGTCGTAAAGGATGATAAAGGAAATGTAACTCTGCTTGCCAATGTAGATACTGGCCGCGTTGTCATCAATGCAGAATCAGTCAGTATTTCCGGAAAAAGTGTTGCAGATATCGCACAAGGAAAGGTAGATGCGCAGACGCAGACGGATATATTCAACAAACTGACCAATAATGGAGAGATTCAGGGGATTTATATACAGAATGGAAAATTGTATATAAATTCTGAATTCATTGTTACCGGAAAAATATCATCCCAGAACGGGCGCGTATATTTTGATTTGGACAATAGTGAAATTGCATGTAACAAAATGATTGACAGGTCGAACGAGTATATTACGATTGATGGCATTTCTTATGAAAATCTTGTTTTGCAATTGCAAAAAGTATCATATGAGAATAGATATATGTATGGGTTTCTTTTGTGTAAAGAAGGAAATGAAGATAATGGTATCCTTATTTCCCCGTCAGTTCCGGGTGGTGACATATCAACCATAAGAGGGATGAATGGCCTATACATCAGGGGTGGGGCTGGAAGATATGGATATCCACTTATACGCCTTGAAGAGGGCGGTGCAACAATGGAGACCAAAGAAAATTCTTCTGTTAGTTTATATGACGATAATGTCATTTTACAGAATGGAGGAGGAGGATACATTCAGATATCCAGTGGTTCCGTTTTGATTTCCGGTAATGTTGATGTCATGAATGGTGATTTTGTTGTATATGGGAAAAAGAACAGAGCATGCAAAACGCATGGATATGGAGACCGGTTGCTGTATTGTTACGAAATGTCGTCGCCCATGTTCGGTGATATTGGCACTGGAAAAATCGACTCAACAGGTCAGTGTCACATATACTTTGACCATATTTTTCAGGAAACCATCACATCCGAAATGACCTATTATGTTGTCCTGCAAAAAGAAGGGCAAGGTGATTTGTGGGTAGAAGAAAAGATGCCAGAATATTTTATTGTGATAGGTACACCAGGGTTGACATTTTCATGGGAAGTGAAAGTCAGGCAACGGAACTATGAGTATGAACGGATGGAGAATTTGGATGATAGTGAGAAAGAAATAGAGATAGACTATGGTATGCAGGCAGAGACCTATTTAAACGATTATGAGAAGGAGATATTGGGAATATGAAGAAATTAACCAGCTTTACTGCACATGTAACCGCAGAAGGTCAGAGGATCAGCTTCACATATTCAGAAATTGATGATTCCGGAAACCTGAAGAGCCAGAATAACCGGGAGAACTTCATTGTTATGGATTCGGCGCTGATGGGACATATTGAGGCGATCAATGCTTATATCACAGAAAATAAACTGGGAGATGATTAAATGGCTATTGTAATGCGTCAAGGCGAGTACGCAGATTTTGTCCCTTCTAAAATGAGACCCGGAGAGTGGGCGGTAGTCTTGGCGGATGATCCGGTCGTTCCGGATGGTAAATCTGTTTTTATTGCATTTGCGGCCGGAATTGTAAAGCGAATGGCTACATATGAAGATATGGTGGATCAGTTTGGAGATATGACGGATGATATCATCAAGCAGCTTACCACCAATATCAATGCTGTTATCATAGTTGCTGAAAATGCAGCAAATCATGCACAGTCGGCAGGTGACAGTGCCAAAGTAAAAGCGAAAGCAGCAGAGGTGGCGGCGAATTATGCAAACAATATCGCACAGGACCTGATTGCCAGAAGAGATGCGGGAGAATTTAAAGGTGATAAAGGAGATAAAGGGGATACAGGTCCGCAGGGGGAGAGTGGAATATCAGTTCCGATCAGTGGGATGTTCACATTGACAGGAGATGTTGACGGGAATTTGTGGGCCTATTATGCAGATGGAAGCGATCCTCCAGAATTCGAGGTGGACGAAAACAATAATATTTACTATATTACCCCGGATGAGTAAGAAAGGATGATATTATGGGAAAGGTATTTATTGGAAATTTTAAAGGATTGAAAGGGGATACGGGTCCTCAAGGAAAGCAGGGTATACAGGGTATTCCGGGACCCGCAGGTCCAACAGGGACTGTGGATACAGACACTCCCGTTGACTTCACAGAAGCATCTGCACTTGAGAATATTGAGAGCGGCGAAAGTCTGTCCGCGATATTTGGGAAAATAAGAAAGATTGCAGGATCCCTGCTGATCGGCGCAGGGAGCACCCTTCTGGGGCAGAACCTTACAGCGGCCAGGGCATTGGTTTCTGATGTCAAAGGAAAGGTAGGCGTATCCACAATAACAGCTGCGGAGCTGGGATATCTGGCAGGGTTAACGAAAAATGCACAGACACAGTTTGATGAACTAAATGAGAATATAGATGGACTGCTCCCGTCAGCCGAAATTATTTCAAATGCGGCGGAGCCAAAAACAGATTCCGAGATAGAAAGCTGGATTCTGTCAAAATTTAAAGGGGGCATCCGTCGATTAAAAATATTTAATGACCAAAGCAACTACAAGTTTGGCGAAACAGGAAATTTCAATCTGTGGTTTTTCAGCAATAATGCGAATGAAGCAACCGCACTGGCAATCAACCATTGGAGCAATAATATGTATTCCGTATGTTTTCGCTCTCCAAATGGGCCTGTATCTGTAAAAAAAATGGCATCGCCGGAAGATGGAGAATATTATGTCATACTCAGGCAGGGCAGATATAACATAAACACGGAATACGATTTTGTAAATGACCCCAGAAAATGTCAATATTTCTTTGGAAGAGTCAACTGGGCGGACGCGCCTGTTGTCAAACAACAATGGCATGATAATGAAAACCAGTATGCAATAATAATATCCTTTGAAGTTTCCGGTTCGTTATTCAGAACAATTAAATTAAAAATGCTGATAAATAATGCTACCGGAAAGATAAAATTTATAGAAATGAATCAAATGAATATCAATAATGGTGGCGAAATCACTTTCATAAGCAATAATTCAGTCGACGGCATAGTTGTTTATGGAAAAAATTAAAATGTTGGTTAATATTAATAAACCACTCTGAAAAGTTCAAAATTTGAAATCGGTTGTGAACTCCCCTTCCAAACCACTTTGAACCTTACAGTTCCAGAACCCGAATCAAATGTAACCTCTACTTCACCGCCCCAGTACTGGCCACCTTCTTGTACATTGAGCTGCGCAACTGACGGTGCGTACTTCGTCACGATTATGGTCAGGAATACGTTGTTAAAAATAGCAATCACAACATCTTTCCCCTTGAGAGCATCAGAGGAAAATGTATAGTGTACATTTACGTCATTCGGGATTACTGATGCAAAAACCTCATTTTGGAATGGAATATGTGGTCTTCCTGACACATTTTCCCATGATACTGCACTTGCGCTATTTGCGAAATTAGACCTTTCGGCGCCTTCGGCCCATCTGACAGATTGTCGTCCTATATTTTCGGTAGTGATTGCTGTAGAAGCATCCTGTTTTTTGGCTATATTCTCATTTAGTTTAAGATTGAAATTGTAATGTTCAGATGTTATAATATATACGGATGTTGAAAACGTTTTTCATCATCTATGCATCGTTGACCGACCAGTTCTTCATAGCTGGTCGGTTCTTTATAAATTTATACTTTGGCATCCGTAAATATTGCGGATGCTTTTCTTATGCCCGAACGTCATCGAACGTCAGCGCAACCTGAATGAAAGGAGTGTGACGTTCATGGCAGATCTTGATCGTCTTGAAGTCCAGGTGGAAGCCTCCGCCGCAAAAGCAAATGCAGAACTTGATAAAATGCTTGGTAAGCTGGATAAGATTGTAAGTTCACTGTCTACTTTTAAATTAGGGAAGTCTGTAAGTCTGGAAGCTGAACTGAAAAATGTCGCAGACTCCATGGAGAAAGTAAGGCAGAGTGCTAAAGGTGTTATCTCTCCTAAAATGGATATAAGTCAGATTGAGCAGACAGTTTCCAGTCTAAAAGAGCAATTCAAAAATATTGGAAAAGATTTTAAATTTACAGGAGATACAGCGCAGGCAGAAAAAGAGATTGCTTATTTGCAGAGCAAGTGTGAATCCATAGCCTGAATTTTGGGCGCACTACCCCCTTGGTGGAAAAAGTCTTTTTTAAAAACTTATCCGACTTGTGCAACACATTGCTGCTGTATGAGTTTTAAGGTTTCCGGGTCAGCTCCCTGCTCTCTCAGGAACTGAAGGGTATTGTCAAGAGTAAGAACAACTGGTTTTTGTTTTGGTGGATTGATGGTGGCTTCGTAGTCATCCGGATGGAAATCCTCGTTATCTGACAGCATATGATAAATGCTGGTAAGCATCATCCTTGCAATAGCAATGATCGCTTTTTTCTTGCCGCGTCGCCTGGAGAGACGCTGATATTTGATCGCAAAATAAGGTTCTTTCTTGCTTTTTACAGCGGCAAGGGCGCACTGGATGAGCAGTGGCTTGAGATATTGTCCTGCTTTGGAGCACCTGGTAGATTTTTTCTTGTTGGCACTCTCGTTATTCGCAGGGGTAAGTCCAGCCCAGGAACACAGATGCCTGTCAGATTCAAAGATGGACATATCAGCGCCGATTTCTGAAAGGATGAACAATGCGGACAGTTCTGTGATCCCGGTAACCGTTGCGATCCGCTTGACCTGAACGTCATACTGACGGCTTCGGAGGAAAAGCTCCGCTTCAATCTCATCAATGGATTTGTTGATGAAATCCATGTGGGCTTTGGCATGGGTCATCTTGAATTTCTGCTCTTCCAGGATGTGGTACCCGTGGATGGTGTCCATGACTTCGTCTTTGGAAGCCTTAACCCTGCGGTCGATCAGGGAACGGCATTTTTCTTCATCGAAGGGTTCACCGGAAAGCAGGTAGTCCATGATGCGTGTGGCGGAAAGCCCGAAAGGGTCTGTCAGGGCACAATCGATTCGGATGCGGGAAATGGTCATGCTGTTCTGATAACGGTTCTTCTCTGCCGTGCGCATATAAGAAAGTTTCAGGCGGTAACGGGACAGCTCACGCAAAGCCCGGATGTCTGCGGGAGGGATAAAAGAAGCTTTGACAATGTCGAAGCGGAACAGGTTGGCAATCCATTTTGCATCACGTTTGTCCGTTTTCTTGCCTTTGATTGCTTTGACATATTTGGGATGTGTGAGGATGACATGCATGTGAGGTTCAAGGATATTAAAAACAGGGATCCAGTATTTACCTGTAGATTCCATACAGACATCGCGGCAGTCCTGTGCGAGAAGCCAGTCGCGCAGGGCGGAGATATCTGAATTAGTAGTGTTAAAGACCTTGGTTTTGTAAGAGGCCGTCAAAGTGACAGGATCAGAGGTACAGACAGCGGCAACGACTGATTTTTTATGTACATCCAGACCGGCGCATTTGGGGCGGATCACTTCAAACTGTTGTGTATCCATAAAGTCCCTCCTTTCACATAGGGGTGAGAGCATAAAAAGAGGACAGCAGCATTGACTGTCACCCAAGCGAAAAGACTTATCTCAGAACCTAAGGGTTCTGCCATCTTAAATGATAAGTGTACGGACTCGAGGTCTCAATTGTTTGTGCTTGAAAAGGATGACGGCACAAATAAGTTTTCGGGATAAGATGGTCTTTCGCCACTCACCACGCCGTGCTCTGTAGTGTACTGATATCCTCATGGATAGTATAGCACGAGAAAGGGATAAACGAAACTGTAAACTGGCTGGATTCATGCATTGTTTGTGCCGGAAGGCAGGTACGACGTAAGGAGGGCATGCCGCCCGGCATGTCTGGAAGTTTGAAAAACTTCGTGAGAGGGAAAATAAGGCGATTACACTTGGGAAAGTGGATACTGTTTCTTTTAAATCACTTCAATATGATATTGCATTGACAACTAATAAATTGTCTGTGCTTCGGGAACGTCTGAAGGAACTGACTGAAACAGGGCAGCCTAAAGTCAATTTTGACTTGACTGAAATCAATCAGAAAGTAGAAGAACTCCGGGAAAAATTCAAAGATGTCGGAAAGAATTTTGAGTTTACAGGGAATGCAGATCAGTTTTATGAGACTTTGGATACTGCCAGAGGAAAATTGTATGAATTGGAACAGAGAAATTTTCAGCTGATAATTTCCGGTAAGGTTGATGAAGAGCTGCAGAGAGAAATTGTAAAGACTGAAAATATACTCGATTCTCTGGAGCAGAAAAGAGATGAATTTGCGAGCGCTCCCAGAATAGAAATTATGGGAGGTCATAAAGATCTGTCAGCTTCCATAAATGAATTCATGAGAACCATGGAAGAAGCAGGTAACGTAGATAAAGATTTTAGAGAAAAATTTGAGAGCAACCTGCGTAACCTGAAAATCCCGGAAATAAATGAAACAAATTTGGATAAGCTGAAAAGCAGCCTGGAGAAACGGGAAGCAGATCTCGAAAGATTCCGCACAAAACTGGAAAATGATATCACCATGGGAAGAATTTCAGAAGATATCAATGACAGTGGATACAGAAAAGCAAAAGAACAGATCGCTCTTACAGAAAAAGAGATTGATGCTTTAAGAACAAAGATACAGGAAGCAGATAGTCAGGCAGGGGGAGCAGAGGGATTTCAGGTATTGCAAAGAATGATGGCTGGTCTGGTTTTTATTGGCAATACTGCAAGAAGAGTGCTGTCAGGACTGAATTCAGCGGGGAATATTCTTAAAAATTCATTTTCCAGTCTGGCATCTCGTATAAAAAAGGCGACATCTGGAATAGCCGGTTTAGCATCAAAGGTGAAAAAGTTAAGAGACCTTATGTTGGGGCTTGGAAGAACAACCAAAAAAAGCGATGCATCCTTTGCCAATGGTTTAAAGACTGTTTTGAAATATTCACTTGGTATTCGAAGCTTGTATGTTCTGATCAATCGTGTGAGAAGGGCTATTATTGGAGGATATGAAAATCTGGCTCAGTATTCAGAGCAGGTTAATTTCAGCATATCGAGCATGTCTTCAGCGCTTTTACAGCTTAAGAATGCATTTGCAGTGGCATTTGCTCCAATTGTGAATGTGGTTGCTCCATATATTACAGCATTTATAAACATGTTAAGCAACGCCTTAAATACAGTGGGGCGTTTTTTTGCGGCTTTAACCGGAAAGACATTTGCTGTCCAAGCAACAAAAGTATATAAAGATTATGCAAAAGGGTTATCTGGCGTTGCGGATGCAGCAGAAGATGCCAAAAAATCATTATCAGTGCTTGGATTTGATCAATTGAATCAGCTTCAGGATAGTAATACATCCAACGGCAGTAATGGAGCCGGATCCGGGGAAATACTGCCGACAGATATGTTCACGGATGTTCCGATAGAAAATGCCATCAGCGAATGGGCTGAAAAAATCCGCAAAGCATTTCTTGCAGGAGAGTGGGAAGAACTTGGAGCCATAATTGCAGATGGTATAAATACTGGACTCCAGAAAATATATGATGTGATTAACTGGAGCAATATCGGTCCGAAGATTACATACTTTGTCAATGCTTTTACTCGAACCTTCAACAGTATTGTTGAACATATTAACTGGGATCTGATGGGGCGGGTGATCGGCGCCGGAATCAATACTCTCGTAAATACTTTCAATCTTTTGGTCGGAGAGGGTGGAATTGATTTTGAAAAAATAGGAACCAAACTTTCAGTTGGCTTTAGAGGAATGCTGGATGAAGTAGAATGGACAAATTTTGGAAATGCCATTGGAAATAAATTCATGCTTGCTTGGCGCATGTTTGATGGACTGGTTACAGATATGTGGCGCAAGGGAGATGCTGGACTGACAGGATGGTCGCAGCTTGGCATATCCGTTGCAGAATCCCTTAATGGAATTTTTCAGCGAATAAATTTCGGACAGATCGGGAGTGCACTTGGAAAGTCTATTACTGGAATTTTCCAGTTGGCGATTGACTTTGCTGGGGAGTTTGACTGGTGGGCACTTGGGTTTAAAATTGCAAATGGAATCAACGAATTTCTTCATAACTTTGATGCAAAAACAGTTGCATCCGGTGCCAGCGAAATCATAAAAGGCGTACTGGATTCTTTGATAACTGCGGTGCAGGAGACGGATTGGGGATTGCTTGGCCGAAAAATTTTTGATTTTCTTGCAAATATAGACTGGTCAGGAATAGCAGGCGGACTGTTCAATGTCATTGGGTCTGCGCTTGGAGGTTTGACAGTATTTCTGGTAGGTGCCTTTCAGGATATAGGCAAAAATATTATTTTAGGACTTTTGTTTGGAATTGGAAATATCAATTTTCTCTCTTGGATAAAAGACCATATCTTCCAGCCATTTATCGACGGTTTTAAGTCGATGTTTGGGATCCATTCCCCATCCACTGTCATGCAGGAGCAGGGAATTTATATCATGCAGGGATTATTCAATGGCATTACTCTGTGGATTGAAAAAGTCACGTCTACATTTGAAGATATAAAAAATCGGATAGTGCAAAAGTGGGAAGAAACAAAACAGAAAACTTCTGAAACATGGAATGAAGTCAAAACATCTCTTTCCACAGTTTGGGATGGTATGAAGACAAATGCCAGTTCGAAGTTTGACAGCATAAAAAATTCCGTATCCACATCATGGGCGAATACAAAGGCGACAACATCATCCACATGGACCAATATTAAAACTTCTGTTTCTTCCATTTGGAGCAACATGAGGTCGACGGCGAGTACTAATTTTCAGAGAATTAAAATGAGCATATCGGCTGCATGGGATAACGTAAATAGTGCAACATCAAGAGCGTGGGGAGGCATATCCAGTGCTGTCAAGACATCTGTAAATGGGATAATAAGGTTTATAAATAAGATGATCAGTAGCGTTGTGAATGGAGTCAATGCTGTAATTGACGCATTAAACTCTGTAAGATTTACAATGCCAAAATGGCTTGGAGGCGGCTCCCTGCATCTGGATATACCTCGAATCTCAAGCTATCCGCAGATCCCCACCTTCGCACAGGGCGGTTACCCGGAGACGGGCCAGCTCTTCCTTGCCCGGGAGAACGGCATCAATGAGATGATCGGTCGCATCGGGAGCCGGTCCGCGGTGGCCAACAACGACCAGATCGTGGAGGCTGTGTCTTCTGGCGTGGCCGGCGCCGTGGCAGATGTCATGATGGCGTTCATGGGGCAGGGCAGCGACAATGCCGCACCTGTGCTGGAATTTACCCTTAAGACGGACAGCGAGACTGTGTATCGTATCGTGCAGAAAGGGAAAGAGAAGTATGACAGGCGGTGGCATGTGGCGGCGGAAATATAGCAATGTTGACGTTCTTCTTATGAATGATTTTTGCCATAAAATTGAATCAGGAAATCACACAGGAGGAATTTTTTAATACCTTTTGTATTTCTCAGCCAGTGATGTGACTGGTTATCAAATGAACAAAGCAGAGCCTGTTAAATAGTGCAGGTTCTGCAAAATTAACTAATTTCATTTGGAGGAGGAAAGTCAGGATGAGAGAATTGAAGATTTTTAAAAATCCGGAGTTTGGTTCGGTAAGGACTGTGGAGATTGACGGGGAACCGTGGCTTGTCGGAAAAGATGTGGCGAAAATTCTGGGATATACTGATGCATACGGGGCATTGAAAAAGCACGTTGATGATGAGGATAGGCAAAACTGTCAAAACGACAGTTTTGAAACTCCGAGAGGAATGACCATTATAAACGAGAGCGGCTTATATTCTCTTGTGATTGGTAGCAAGTTGCCATCTGCAAAAAAATTCAAGCGATGGGTGACAAGTGAAGTCCTTCCCTCTATCCGCAAACATGGCATGTATGCAGAAGAAGAACTTCTCGACAATCCTGATTTGCTTATTAAGGTGGCGCAGGCACTGAAAGAAGAGCGGGAGAAGAACAAAAAACTGTCAGAAGAAAATAAGCGAATGAAGCCGAAAGAAATCTTTGCAGACGCTGTGAGTGTTTCCAGTACATCCATACTGATTGGGGAGCTGGCAAAGATCATTAAGCAGAATGGAGTCAATATCGGCCAGAACCGGCTTTTCATCTGGATGCGTGAGAATGGATATCTGATTTCCAGAAAAGGAACTGATTACAACATGCCAATGCAGAAGTCCATGGACATGGGACTGTTTGAGATCAAGGAGCGTACGATCAACAATCCTGACGGCAGCGTGAGAATCACAAAAACAGTTCTTGTCACCGGAAAGGGTCAGCAGTATTTCATCAATAAGTTTTTGGGAAAATAAATATGTGTTACAATAAGGAAGTATCTGTTGTCATTGAGCATAGATACTTCCTTATTTTACATAGTATTTTAAATATACAGTAATCCGTATATTCAATAGTACCACCTTGTTTCAAGGCTGATTTTCCAGATCACATAATAAAATAGAATTGGAGTTGGTCTTCCGCCTTGTCGAAAGTAATCTTTTCGCAGATCCGGCGGATGGCATTTGCTTTGGCCACCATGTCAGCATCTTCAGACTGGAGGATCCGGACCACATCTCTGATATTCTGGACCATCCGGAGTTTGTCCTGTTCTGTGATGGCGGAAGAAGGATGATCGACAGCTTCCAGTTTCGCGGTGATCTCTTCTTTCTGCCGGGTGAGAGCCTGCCGGCTTTCCCGGTATTCTTCCAACGTATCGATGCCGTCCATATAGGCTTTTCGGACGCGCTTCTCTTTCTTCTGCAGATCAGAGAGCTGCTCTTTCAGAACGGTGACCATGTCTGCCGGAATTTCCTGTGTGATCTTTCGGATATATCCCAGATCTTTACTTTGCATAAAGTATTCCAAACCTTCCAGAATGGCCGGTTCCAGCTTGGAGACCAATATCCGGTTTGTCACCGGGCAGGTCCCGACAATGTGATTGTGACAGCGGTAGGCGGCTTTGTTGCGCTTCGTCTCGGAAGAGTAGGTCATGGGACCGCCGCAGGCAGCGCACTTCAGGATCCCGCTGATCCAGTGTTTTGACGGCATGTGGCCGTGGACCCAGCCGGTGGATGCGGACTGTTTCAGAAGTTTTGCCGCTTTCTGGAAGGTTTCTTCGTCGATCAGTGGCTCGTGGACACCATCGGCAATGATCCATTCCGAAGAGTCATTCAGGCGCTTGCCCTCTGTATGGGTGACATAATTCCAGCGGACTTTACCTGTGTAGAAAGGATTGCCCAGAAGATACCTAAGGTGCGTGACATTCCAGTGCGCGCCCCGTTTGGTGGGGTATTTACCCAGGTTCAGTTTCTTGGCAATGGCCGTCATGCTCAGGTGCTCTTCCGTAAACATCCGGAAAATCATCCGCACAAGCGCCGCCTCCGCCTCATTAACGGTCGGAGTCTGGTTCTTCTTACGATCATAGCCTAACGGCGGATTTGCCTGATATCCGCCTCTCAGGGCCTTCTCCGTCATGCCGCGCATCACTTCCCCGGACAGACGGATGGAATAGTATTCGTCCATCCATTCCAGAATGCGCTCGATCAGGCCGCCCATGATACCGTCCGGGAGCGGTTCGGAGACGCTGATGACTTCCACGCCGGCTTTCTTCAGCAGAGACTTATAGACGATGGATTCTTCCTGATTCCGGGCGAATCTGGAGAACTTCCAGACCAGAATCACATCATAGGGGTGTTCCTGGGACTTGGCTGCGGCGATCATCTGCCGGAAAGCCGGCCGTTTGTCTGCCTTCCGGCCGGAGATGCCGATCTCCCAGTAGATGCTGTCTTCTGTGACGATGATGTTATTCTCCCGGGCATAGTCCAGCATCAGGCGCTTCTGGGCGTCCGGGGAGAGTTCTTCCTGCTTGTCGGTGCTGACGCGGATGTAGAGGGCTCCGTTTTTCATGATTTCTACTCACGCGCTCACATGAGACGCGACTCCTTTCCAGTTGATTTTGCGTTAAAGCAGTTGATCCATGTTCAGGATAAGGTCTTCATAGATGCAGACCGGGACATCATCGCAGAAGTTATACTGATTCGATCGTTCCTCTTTCTCAAAGTCATAAACCATTACTGTGTGTTTTTGCGGATTGACGATCCAGTATTCCCGAACACCGGCAGTGCGGTATTTAAAGAGTTTGATACCATAGTCACGTTGTGGATCAGAAGGAGAGGTCACTTCGATGATCCAGTCCGGAGCGCCGTTGCAGCCCCGATCATCCAGTTTTTCTTTATCGCATATGACGGAGATATCCGGTTCTACATAATTTTTGCTGTCCTTATTCAGAAATACGGCAAAGGGGGCAGGATAAACTTCACAAGATCCTTGTTTTCTGTCAATGTATTGTCCAATAATTTTTGTGAGCTGGCTGACGATTCTCTGGTGAGTCCGGTTCGGCGGAGCCATATCATAGATTTGTCCATCGATCAGTTCTGCCCGCTGTCCTTCCGGCAGAGTATATATGTCTTCGACAGTATAAACGTTCGTTTTGAGTGACGGCATGAGGAAACTCCTTTCTTTCTATGGTCATTATGGGTTATATGTCCAGTTCTTTGAAATCAATCCACAGATCATCATAAATATTAACTTTGATTTTGTCCTGGAAAGTATAGTTGTCAATGACAGGATCAGATACTTCCAGATAATATACAGTTATCTTTTCCGTACGTGGATCTACGATCCAGTATTCCCGGACACCAGCATCTGCATAAAGGTTCAGTTTGCGAATATAATCATGGCTGGAAGTTCCAGGAGATATGATCTCGATGATCCAGTCCGGAGCACCTGTACAGCCCCGGTCTGTCAGCTTGCTGCGGTCACAGATCACACTGATATCCGGTTCCACAATGTTTTTCCGGTCTTCGAATAATTTGACGGCGAAAGGCGCAGGAAATACACGGCAGGATCCTTTTTTTGATTTCAGATAGTTCCCGATTGCGATATGCAGTTCAGATAATATAGTCTGGTGTTGCCTGCCTGGTGCAGCCTGATAGTAAATCCGGCCGTCGATCAGCTCCGCCCGGACATCTTCCGGCAGGTTGTAATAGTCATCTTCTGTATAGATTTTTTCCTGTGCGAAGACCTGTGACATATGGATGCTCCTTTCTATGACGAGTATGTATTGTGAGTAAAATAATTGACATTACCATGAAATTTGTTATAATATGCTTAACAGCAAAGCCAGAAGATAGATGAAGCCTGTCTGCTCTGATGCAAAGTTAACAGTTACTTAAAGCAAGCTGCCTACTCCGGCCAAGAGACAAGGCGGCTTGCTTGTTTTCTATAGTTCAGAATTGCTACAATGAGCAGCGCCACGGTCAAAATCACCATGAATTCCTCATATGTATTCATAGCATTCACCCTTTCTACAGGATAGAACGGATGACTGCACGGCTCTCTGGCTTCCCTAGTAAGCATATTATATTCAAAATTTTGCAGAAATATTTTTGGGTTTGAACCGGCTCTCTGCTGACGCAGGGAGCCGGTTCAGTTTTTTGCTTCTTTCTTTGCCCTGTTTTCTGCAAGTAGAGGATTAGTTAATATATAACGGGAAAACTGTTTGCATCTTCGAAAGTTCCAGTGACTTTTAACTGGAACAAATCAATCAATAGTCCAATATACAAAAATCCAATTGTAAATGTGTATAATAATCCTTTCTTGAATTTTCCTACATAAAAATTACACATTCCAGAAAGAAGAACGAAGGGCAAGGAGATTTCTATAATTACATCAAGTTTAAGCAATCCTCCTATCAAAGCTATAGGAAGTGAGATAAAAGGAATTATTGTGAGTATAACACATATCTCTTTACTTTTTGGACTACAGGAAGTGTTCAATCCCTTCATACCTTCCTTTATTTCCTTGCCCATTTTTATTCTGGAATTGTTCATTGGAGTATTTACTACTGGTGTGACTCTGATTTCAGGTTGCATATTAGGAGTTTGTGTAGAAGCAATAGGTACTCCACAATTTGGACATGCTACAGCTTTGTCAGATATTTCTTTGCCACATTCAGGACATTTTATTAGTGCCATAATCTTTCCTCCCATTCTTCAGTTTTACAACATCCAGAAAATATTGTAACAGCATAATGCTATTGCAACCGTAATTCTAAATTTTTTCAATCACAGCGAGTTGAGGTTCAAAAAGAATGACATAATTATCTACCTCAACTTTGCAACCATATTTCGTCCGATATCGTTCGAGTGTTTCTTTTAAAAATGACTCTGGTACATTTAGATAATCGGCCATTTCAGCAAAGGTCTGGCAACGTTTTTGGTATGCTTTAATGATGCCAAGAAGTCCGATCATTTTATTATAAGCAATTAGTCTTGCACGTAATTCTTGCTTTTGGTTTTGATAATCGGACTGATCCAGAATGTTGCCAACAGTGGTGTAATAATGTCCGAGTTCTTCTGCCAGAACACAGGCTTTCTCTGTAGTAGTCATATCCGCTTTAATTGCGATTCTGTTTCCTTTGATACGTCCAGCATGGGCCCGTAAGGGTTTTTCTTTGACGACTAAATTCATGGAATCGGCCTCCTTTAAAAGTGTTTCATAGTCCATTAAATCACATCCTTATTCAGAAATTATCATTGTTCATGATATCTTCATCATACTGTTTGTCGTCTGGTGATGCATTAGTAAATTCATGGGCAGCATTTGGAGCTAGATAATCCGATTCTGGTTCTTTTACAACGGAAATAACATTGTCCGGTTTGGTGTATTTTTCATCCAGCGTCAGGAGTCGTACCTGTTCGGTGGCTGTTTCTTTTCCCATGGTATTTAACATTCCATAATATTGCATGATTTTTGGAAGTTTAAGATCTGAACTCCCATGAATGCATCCATCCATCGGTACATCGTACCCCATAAGCCATGCTTCATCTACAGATAAGACTTCCGCTATTAAATGTAAATTTTTTTGTTTCGGCTTGTATTTTCCAGAAATATAAGAACTCATCTGCCCTTTGTCAATTCCAGTTTTTTCAACTAATTCTGATTGCTTCATATCTCTTATTTCTAATGCTTTTTTTATTCTGTCTTTAGTTTCAGCTTTTTTCACTTTTCCACCACCATTCTTAAAGAATTCTTTAAAAGTAGTATAAAGCATGGTTGTGGAAAAATCAACTATTTTTTAAAAAAGTTGAGAAAAACTTTAAAAACGAGGTTGACAATATGGACTAACAGTGATATTATAACCGTAGTTGAGAAAAACTCAACAATGTAAGGAGGTGAGAAACGGATTGGGAGTGGAAAATAAAAGTCCTTTCGATTATAGAAAGTTGAGGGGCAGAATAAAAGAAAAGTGCGGAACTCAATCAGCTTTTGCCGGTATTATTGGTTTATCGGATGTTTCGGTAAGTAATAAGCTGAATAATAATGTTGAGTGGGGGCAGGAAGAAATAGAGAATGCTGTTTCTGCGCTGGATATACCCCCCACTGAGATACATTCATATTTTTTTACTCGAAAAGTTGAGAAAAACTTAACCAACGAGAAAAGAGGGAGGTGAGAAGGGTGCTGAAGAAAGTATGGATGAAGATAAAAAAAGAAGCATTATCAATTATAACAATAATACTTCTTGTGGTTTACATTTTCATAAACTACAAAACATATGTCATTCAGCAGGAGCGTTATGAGATTGATCGCCAGGCATATGAGCTGGTGATTCACATTGATGAGCTGGTTCATCAGATGGAGTAGATTGCTCCATAGAACTGCAAATGTCAGTTAGGATCTTTAGTAATTGTTCTTGGTATTCCTGTTCTTGGTCCTGAATTATTTTTGATTCGATAGAACTTTGGTGATGGTAATAGACATTTTGCCCCATTTGCAAAAGTCCAATAATAATTGGAATCAAAATGGAAATGACAAATTGGATTGTTGGAGTTTTACTGTTTGGGGTTACAATAACAGGATTTTCTGCGGAGGATAGTTTACTCAAATTGTTTATTGAATTGCAGTTTTCTTCGGTGAGTTCAATGTGTTCACTTTGAAAATCAAATTCTTTAAGAAAATCAAAAGAATTTTGTGGTATACCTGCCTTTTCAGCCAGCAAGATCATGGAGTTGCTTATGGCAGATGAAAGAGCAGAGATTTCTATAAATTGATCAGAAAAACATATGGAGGATATAGAGCGAGAAAAAGCTGTTATAGCCTTGGATAAATTATCAATAGATGCTTTGGTAATTTCAGATTGTATTGTGAAAATTGGAGTTTCAGTTTCAATCATAAAAATACTCCTTTAGGTTTAATGATAAAAGTATATCACGAAAACAAATGGAAAACAATGGAAAATCTAAGTTTGGATATGTCAATAGGAAATTTGAGGGGAGGTGGGAAGGGTGTCTTTGGAATGGAGACTGAAGCAGCTGGAAAAAAGAGTCTCCGCTCTTGAAAAAGCAGGAGAAGAGCGGAGAAATAAGGAAACTTTCAATCTTCAGATTTTTTCACAACACTTATATGAGGGTGTCCGTCATGCTCTAAAACTCCCAGATCAGAGAGGACCGTCGCCATGATAGATGTGGATATTTCAACGGCTACTGTAACTGCGGCTGTCGCTGCATAGCCTACCAATTTTGAAGTGTCAGTGTCCACATCCAAAGATTCTTTCATGGAAAAAGAGAGAATTTCTGAAATTCGATCAACTATGTAGGTTGAATTCTGAGCAAGGGCTTGTGATGAGACATCGTGTATAAAGTCTGACAGGTTAATATTTGCCATTTTCGACTTCTCCTTTCTTATTGCATGGTGCTGTAACACCTGTATTTGAGCATATCACAGAATGGAAATATTTGGAATGTGGAAATAGTGTACAAGCAGAATCGCATATTCTGTACAAAGAGAGAAAAGGCGGTGACCTTATGAAATATGTGTATTACATAAACGGCGAGCAGCGGGACCATCCGACGGAGGAAGAAGCACAGATCCTTCTGGATCGACTGATGGAAGGACTGGGCTATGAGAGAATCAACAAGGATGAGGACAAGGGCAGCGATCAAAAAGAGATGGCTGTTGTGTAACTCAGGAAAGGAGTGATGACAAATGATAAGTAGACTGATGTTGCTGACAGGATTGTTCCTGATGTCGGCAGACAGCGTTCCGGTGGTTATTGTTGGTTTGCTTCTGCTTGGCGGAGTTGCTTACAGGGAAGGAGCATTTTACAAATGAAGCAGGCGAAAAGGCCAACGCTGGCACAGAAGAAAGTGATTTCCAGAAACAGACTGGACTGGAAAACCTGGAATGTTATCAGGGAAAGTGTAGACGATCTGGTGATCCAGAGCAAGAAGTCCGGTCAGATTCGGACAATAAAGAAGGTCCTGCCACCGACCAAAGCAGACAGGACCTACACCAATAGTGCGGTGTGATTATATCACACCGGGAGAGGATATGTAAATATGAAAAAAATCAAATTGGGAAAACTGGTGATGCAGAACTTCAAAGGCTGCACTGATCGGACAGTTGAATTTTCAGATCGGACCGTGATCTACGGAGCAAATGCTGCCGGGAAAACAACGATTCTGGATGCATTTATGTGGCTGTTGTTTAATAAGGACAGCACTGGAGCAACAAACTTTCAGATTCGTCCATTGGATGCTGACGGCCGGCAGATCGACAATGTGGAGATTATGGTGGAAGGAACGTTGACCGTAGACGGAAAAGAGGTTGTGCTGAAAAAAGTTCAGAAACAGATCTGGCGGAAACGTCGCGGGACGGATGTAACGGAGCTTCAGGGGAATGAGAATCTTTTTGAAATCAGCGGTTATCCGAAGTCAGAGAAGGATTACAAAGAGTATATTTCTGATTTGCTGGAAGAAAAGATGTTCAAACTGATTACCAGTCCCCAGGTATTCACGACGCTTCCGTGGAAAGAGCAGAGGGAAGTTCTGATGTGTCTGGTGGATGATGTGTCAGATATTGCGATCGCAGAGTCAGACAGCCGGTTCGCAGAGCTGGTTCCGGAGCTGAAGCAGGCTTCTCCGGACGATATCCGGAAGAAATACACAAAGGCGCTGAATGCATGGAAGAAAAAACAGGTGGAAATTCCGGCCCGCATTGATGAAGTGTCCAAGCAGTTGGTTGACATTGACGTGGCTGAGCGGGAGCTTCATGCAAATTATCTTCGGGAACAGATCGCAGATGCGGAGCGTCAGTATGAGGACGCAGATTCTGCTGTAAAGGAATTCAACGGGGTGAATGACAGGATTCTGGAAGTCAAAGGCGAGATGCGGATGATCTACGATGTGGCAGATCGGCAGCTGCAGGAGCAGGCGACCGAGATCCGGAATCGAAAAGATTCGGCGCATGAGGGCTTTCATGAGTCCAGACAGCAGATCAGGATGTGCGAGTTGGATATTGAGCGCATACAGGCCGTTATTGAAAGAGAAGAAGCAGAAAAGAAGCACCTGCAGGATGAATGGAGAGCGGAGAAAGTAAAAGAATTTCCGGCATATGAGGAGCTTCCTGCGCTGGATGAGAATAGTCTTATCTGCCCGACCTGTGGACAGGCACTTCCGGAGAATCTGAGAAAGGAGAAGTTTTCCGATTATGAGGAGCGGAAGAAAAAGCATCTGGCAGATTATGAGAGTGCCAAGGCAGCTTTTGAGGTATCCAGAAAAGAACGGCTTGCACAGATTACCGAAAAAGGAAATGCAACTGTAGCTGATATTAAAAAATATCAGAAAGAAATGGAGCAACTGAAGGCTGATCTGGAAAAGGCAAAAGCAAATTCCATCAGGTTCAATAAGATGGAATCGGGTGCCATATCTGAACTGGACAAGCTTCCGCTGAAACCGGATCTGTCTGACAATCAGGAGTATGAGGCTTTGCAGTTGGAACTGTCCAGACTGGAAGAAAGCATTAAAAGCATGAACACAGGCGCGGACTATCGGAGTCAGCTCAGGATCAGGCTTTCCGGTCTGCGTGAGGAATTGTCAGTTGTTGAAAAAGAAATTGCTTCGGCAGACAATACAGCGCTTGAGGAACGGATCACGGAACTTCAGACAGAACAGCGGGAAGTCGGGCAGAAGGTTGCCGATCAGGAGCGAATGATTTGTATGCTGGAATCCTTTGTTCGGGCAAAGATGGACAAAGTGTCCGAAATGATCAATGCAAAGTTCAATACCGTTTCATGGAAGCTGTTTGACATGCAGATCAATGGTGGAATGAAAGAAACCTGCGAATGTACAGTCAATGGCGTTCCGTACAGCAGCCTGAATAATGGTCACCAGATTATTGCCGGACTGGATATTATCGTTTCTCTGACTTCCCTGTATGGTGTGACGGCACCGGTATTTATTGACAATGCGGAAGCGCTGAACGACTTCAATATTCCGGATATGGATGGACAGATGGTGCTGTTGAAGGTGTCGGATGATGCGGAATTGAAAGTGAGGGCGTAAGGAATGGACATGAAATCGTTGGACAGGGCGAACGAAATCCGGAAAAGGCTGGACAAGTTGAAGATCATGCGCAAGTGGCTGGAAGATAAAGAATGGAGTGCTTATCTGATTGGTTCTGGTGTCGGTTTTGATAGAGCAGTCGCTTTATCGCCTGACATGAGAACAGTGCTTCTTGGCATGTGTATTGGTGAAACAGCCAGATTGCAGAAAGAATTTGATAATTTATAAGGAGGGTATCATGAATTTTTTCAAAGTAAAGTTCTTAAAAAATGGACAGGCACAGGGCCGTTCCTACACCTACAAGAGCAGTCTGGAACTTGCTCCCGGCGATAAAGTGGAGCTTCCCGGCGGGAAACATGGAGTGGTGATGGACGAGCCGGTGGAGATGACATGGGTGGAAGCTTATGGTGAGGAGAATCTGAAGAAGATCGTGAGGAAAGTGGAGGTAGAAGTGTAATGGCAGCAGCTGGAAAGAAGAAAGAACTGGCCCAGCAGGGTAGACAGCAGGCGGAGCTGGTCATCAATAATTCCTTTATGGATGGACTTGTAACAACAATGCAGGGAAAGATCAGTAATGGTCTGGTGATGCCCCCGGATTACAATATGCAGAATGCAATCATGTCCGCATATCTGACCCTGAAGCAGACGGTTGACAAGGACAAGCGTCCGGTTCTGGAGTTCTGCAATAAGGAGAGTATTGCCAATGCCGTTCTGGATATGGCGACGGCTGGACTGGATGTATCGAAGGCCCAGGGATATTTCATTCCTTATGGCGGCAAACTGGTCTTCCAGAAATCCTATTTTGGCTGGCAGACGTTGGCGCGACGGTATGGGGCGGTCAAGTTTTCGGCCATGTGCATCTATGATGGCGACGAATTTGACTATGATGTGATTGATGGTGAGATCGAGAATGTCCGGCATAAGCAGAAGTTTTCCAACATTGACAAAGATAAGATCGTCGGCGCTTATGCAGTCGTCACATTTGAAGATAATTCCAAAAAAGCGGAAGTCATGACTATGGCCGAGATCAGGCAGGCATGGAAACAGAATCAGCAGAACAAAGGTGATGGAAATACGCATCGGAACTTCACAGGGAAAATGGCAAAAAAGACGGTACTTTCCAGTATCTGCAAGACGATTGCCAATACATATGGCAATTCTGCGATCAAGGAGCAGATTGACATGGAAGAAGAGATCGGGCCGGTAGATGTAGTGGCAGAGAGTGTGGCTTATGACATTGAGCAGGGAGCTAACAGCGTCGATTTTGAGCCGGAAGTTGTCGAGGGCGAAATTGTCGGCGAGGAACCGGCAGAGGAAGAGCCGGCGTTTATGCAGGAGTGACGGGTATGGACACTATAAAAGAGATTATTGCCAATCTGGATAGTGAAGAACTCTGTAGATATTGTAATCATCGTGAGTACTGTGATGGAGTCGTCAAATGCTATGGTGGAGAACCGATATATCTACCTTGTGCAGATGGACTGGATGAGGATGATATTGATATAGATCTTTATTTGGAAGATATGGAGGAATCAGATGAAGCTTAGATGTCTTGGCTCCGGATCCTCCGGGAACTGTTACATACTTGAGAACGATTCCGAAGCTCTGGTTATTGAGGCCGGAATCCCGTTCATGGTGGGAAAGAAAGCCCTGGATTTCAATATCAGTAAGATCGTGGGAGTGGTTATCAGCCATTCCCACGGGGATCATGCCAAATATGCAGGCGAGTATGAAAAGGCCGGGATCCCGGTATTCAGACCATATGAGTCGGAGATGGAGAGACAGGTCAGATCATATGGGGAATTTGTGATCAGGAGTTTTCCTTTGGTGCATGATGTCCCGTGTTATGGGTTTCTGATCTGCCATCCGGAGACAGGAAAAGTGTTGTATGCCAGCGATACAGAGTATATCAAATATCGGTTCCGGAATCTGAATCACATACTGATTGAGTGCAATTATTCCAAGGAACTGATTCCGGAAGATGCTGTGAATCGTTCTCATGTAATGACCGGGCATATGGAGTTGCAGACGACATTGGATTTCCTTCGGACGAATAATAATCCGAACCTGCGAAGCGTCATATTGCTCCATATAAGCGCCAGAAACAGTGATCCGGATGAATTCGTGGCAGAGACTGGAAAAGTGGTTCAATGCCCGGTATGGGCATCGGAGAAGTGGCTGGAAGTTGATTTGCTGTTATCATCCAGAAAGGGGGATTTGCATGGTATATGAAGTGGATATTCCAAACATTGTGCGAATTGAAAAGTATTATACGCTGCGTGGAATTGCAGGTAGCGCTGGCGGCAAGAAGGTAATAAGAGAAAAAGAATTCTCGGTGCAGCCAACCATTGTTCAAATTGCACAGTTTTTAAAAGACAGTAACGCAGATTTTGCGGCATTTTCAGAAAACTACAGAATAGTTCAAGAATCTGATCTGCCGTTTGCGTAGGAATTAAAAAATCCAGAAGGAGTTGATTTTATGGACAGAGTGAATCTGGAAACTTTTGCAGGCGGTGCCCTGCAGGAAAAATTTGATGATGCGATGGAAAAGGTTCTTGTCAATATGACGGACCCAAACACACCGTGGAAGAACAAACGGAAGATCATCGTGGAAGTGTCTTTTGAGCAGAACGAGGATCGGGACGATTCTTCGGTGAATGTATCCGTTGTTCCGAAGCTGGCGCCGGTGAAGCCGGTCAGCACCAGGATGTCCATCGGCAAGGATCTGGTGACTGGCGAGGTATTTGCCGAAGAGTACGGCAGCCAGTGCCGTGGCCAGATGACCATGGACGATTACCAGAACCCGCCGGAACAGGTGTTGGACGGAAAAACCGTAGATACAGAGACAGGGGAAATCACAGGAGAACCGAAAGTTGTTGATTTCCGTGCAGCGAAACAGGCATAAGGAGGAAATGAGATTATGATTAAGAAGGCATTAGAGTACATTGTAGGAATGAGCGAACCGCAGGTTCTGGAGATCAACGGGGAGGCATACAGCGACAAAGGGCTGCACCGTATCTGTCACAATCCGAAGGCACAGGCTATCGAAATGACGACGCTGACAAGTCTTGTGGAATACATCAAGGCGGGGATCGACACTATGGATGATAAGATGATCGTTCATGTATCCAGCCCGGAAAAAGTGTTGTTGTATTCGATGTTGGATCTGGACCGTGTGCGGGAATACATAGTGGAAGTGAATGCACAGGTTCCAGAGTTCCGGTACGGTCGGTATATGGACCATGAGAGCTTCCTGATCGCTCTTCAGTCCAAGTTCATCCCGAACGATGACCGGGAGTTGCTTTTGAAATTCACTGGTACGGTGGAGAATGGAACAGTGTCCCAGTATGGAGATGATGGTGTTACGCAGAAAGCGACGATCAAGACCGGCATTGCATCCAAAGGAGAGGCTGTTGTTCCGAATCCGGTCAGGCTGCGTCCGTTCCGGACTTTTGTCGAAGTGGAGCAGCCGGAGAGCTCGTTTGTATTCCGGATGCGCCAGGACAGTGACGGTGGTGTGGAGTGTGCCGTCTTCGAGGCAGATGGCGGAGCCTGGAAGAATGCAGCCATGGAAAATATCAAGAAGTATTTTCAGCTTGAATTGAGTGATCTGCCGCAGTTTACAGTGATCTCATAAAGGTATGATCAACAGCGGCCTGTCGGCTGGCGGGCCGCAGAAAGGAAAAATTTATGGATATTGTTACAGAGTGCCCTGTTTGTAAGAGTGCGCATCTTGTGCATTTGACAAGAACACAGGGGTTAAGGTATGGAGCTTACAGAGCGGGAAAGGGACATATACAGGATATGCTTCCGGATTTGTCTGCAGATGACAGGGAGCGCCTGATTACAGGCATCTGTCCGGAATGTTTTGTATCTTTGGGGGAAGAGGACTATGAATAAGGTTATTTTGATGGGGCGTCTGGTTCGTGACCCCGATATCAGATATTCCAATGAAGAAAATGCTACGGCGGTCGCCCGGTTTACTCTGGCCGTGGACAGGCGTTTCAAGCGTGACGGAGAGCAGAACGCTGACTTTATCAGTTGCATTTCCTTTGGAAAAAGCGCTGAGTTTGCGGAAAAATATTTGAGAAAGGGAATTAAACTGGTGGTCACGGGCCGGATTCAGACGGGAAGTTACACAAACCGGGACGGGAATAAGGTCTATACGACAGATGTGGTGGTGGAAGAGCAGGAGTTTGCCGAGAGCAAGAAAGCATCTGAAGCAAACAGTGGATCGGGCCAATCCAACCAGAATTCCAAGCAGAGTATGAACACGCCGGAGCCGGGCAGTGATGGGTTTATGAATATTCCGGACGGCATAGATGAAGAACTGCCGTTTAATTAAGGTGGTGCGTTATGGCAAATGAAATGAAACCGTCTGAAATAATGCAGAATTTTCTTGATTATCTGAAGGGCTGTCAGAAAGAATACCAGATTTGCATGGTGGAGGTCCACAAGCATGATAAACGGGTCCAGGATTTTCTACATGGTCTGGAATTTGCCGGGAATCGGCAGGAGCGGAACAGGATCGCAACTCAGGTCAGTCAGAGCCGGAAAGATCGCAGAAGGCTGAAAGACCGGATGCAGCTTCTGGAAGGGTGTGCAAGATTATTCGGTGACAAGTCCAATAAGCAGTTTTTTGACCGGTTGCAGAACCTGATCGAGAAGCAGAGAAAGGAAGAGGAATTTCTGGAAAGCGACCGGATCTATAAATCAAGGGCAGGTGATGATGTATGAGCGTAATAATCGTAGAAGATAAAGGTCAGCAGGCCGGTAAGCATGAGAATAAGCACCGCTGGTTTGACTGTCACGACGTGGAACTGCTGCAGGCTCCTCTGCCGGTGGGTGATTACATTCTCTATACAGAGATGGTAGAGGACGTGATCCAGAGAAAAGCGAAGCGCGGGGTTGATCTGAAGAAGCTGGATTTCCTGGGGAGCTATAAGGTTTGTGTGGATACGAAGCGGGATATGACAGAGATCGAAGGAAATATCTGCGGAAAGCAGCATGATCGTTTTAAGGATGAATGTGTATTGGCGCAGAATAACGGCATTCAGCTGTACGTATTGGTAGAAAATCAAGATGGGATCAGCTGCCTTGATGATGTGCCTGGTTGGAAAAATCCACGAATAGAACGATATGAGATGATTGTGTCCAAACATAAAGAAGGAAAGTGGAAGCGTGTTCCTGAACCGAAAGCGCCGCCTACGGCAGGGAAAACACTGACAAAGTGCATGAAAACCATGCAGGACCGGTACGGCGTAAAATTCCTGTTCTGCCATCCGGATGAAGCTGGGGAGCGTATCTTGCAGTTACTGACGGCGCAGGAGGAATGAGATGGGCAGACCACCAAAAAAGGGAATTGATTATTCTGGGTGGTCAGTGTGTATTTTCGATAATGATACAAAGATAGATAAGCTGCTGGATGCTCATGGGTGGAGTGGATTTGGAATCTACTTCTACCTGTGCCAGCGGGCTTATGGTAGTGAAGGATATTTTTACCAATGGGGCTATGACGATTGTGCATCCACGTCAAGGAAGATGGGCGGCGGCATTGGTTCCGGTACTGTCCGGGAGACGGTGGGTTACTGCTTGCAGATTGGTCTCTTTGATCAGGGGCTGTTTGACAGGTGGGGAATCTTAACCAGTAGAGGTATCCAAAGGAGATATTGGGAAGTCGTTAAGGCGAGAGACGTGCGAACCGTGATTTCCGACTATTGGCTTTTGCAGGATAGTGAATGTAAAGGCTTAATAAAGCTACCCTTAAATACATATTTATCGGAAGGAAATACTGATTTCCAGACAGGAAAAGCGGATTTCCCGGCGGGAAATAACGATTTCCAGTCCCTAAAGGAAAGTAAAGAAAAGGAAAGTAAAGAAAAGGAAATACCGCGCGCGAGCCGGTTTGAAGACTTCTGGTCGGCGTATCCGAATCAGCAGAGACGTCACCTTGCAGAAAAAGCGTACTGTGATCTGATACTCTCTGGAACTGTGAAAGAAGATGATCTGGTCCTTGCGGCTCAAAACTATGCAGATCATGTGAAGGATTCTGGAGACAAAATGTATCTGCCGAATAATTTTCTGGAAAAATGCGCGTTCGAAGATTATCTGAAAGTAGAGGAACTGGAAATTGTGAAGGTGGTGGAAACTTCGCCAGAACCGGAAGAAGAACCAGAGCCGGACGCGGAGCAGCTTGCCGCTGAAGGATGGATTGATTTTAGCTCCATGAGCGAAGAAGAACTTGAGGAATATATGAGAAAAGCGGCTGGAAATTATGTATGAATTCAAAGAGAATGATGCCTATAGATTTTCGCAACATGTGAGGATAAGGGCGCAGACGAAAAACGGACAGCTTAAGTTTTACAGATGTCCATATTGCAACGGAAGCAAGGACAACGGGAACAATGAAGTGTTTGCTATTGACCTGAAAACTGGAATGTTTCAATGCTTTCGGGCGAGCTGTGGCGTGACTGGCAACATGATTACTCTTTCCAGGGATTTTGATTTTTCTCTGGGAACGGAGGCGGACGAGTATTATCGGCCACGGAAGAAATACCGGAGGCTGCCGACGCCGAAAAAGCCCTATGTACCAAAGAATCCTGCAATTCGTTATCTGGAAAGCCGGGGAATATCCGGAGAAACCGCTCATAAGTATGAGATCACCGTACAGAGCGAAAATGAGAATATACTTGTATTCCCATTCTATGATGATCGGGGAATCCTGCAATTTGTAAAATACCGGAAAACAGACTTTGTCAAAGACCGGGATAAAAACAAGGAATGGTGTGAGAAGGGCTGTAAGCCGGTTCTGTTCGGAATGAAGCAGTGCAACGATAAGTTCGACCGCCTGATCGTGACAGAAGGGCAGCTGGACAGTCTGAGCTTGGCTTCCGCCGGTCTGGAGAATGCGGTATCTGTTCCAAACGGAGCGCTGGGTTTTACATGGGTTCCATACTGTTTCAACTGGATAGCGAAGTTTCAGGAGATTGTTGTCTTTGGAGACTTCGAGAAAGGGCATATGACTCTTCTGGAAGATTTCCAGAAGCGCTTCCCGAACAAAATCAGACACGTCCGGGAGCAGGACTATCAGGGCTGCAAGGATGCCAATGAACTGTTGCAGAAACACGGCCCAGCGGCGGTCCGGCAGGCGGTGGAGAATGCGGTCATGGTCCCGGTGCAGCGGGTCCTGCCTCTGGCGGATGTGGAAGACGTCAATATTTATGAACTGCCAAAGCTGAAAACCGGGATCCGGGAGTTGGACAGGACTTTATACGGCGGTCTGCCGTTTGGTATGGTCTGTGTGATAGCGGGGAAGCGCGGGGACGGAAAATCAACGGTGGCCAGTTGGATCATGGCCAATGCCACGGAGCAGGGATATCCGACGTTTGCGTATTCCGGAGAACTTCCAAATTATCTGTATAAGAGTTGGTTTGACTTCCAGATCGCCGGTCGGAATCATATCACGGAAAACAAGACGGATTTTGGGACTGTGAACAGGTTTATTACAAAGCGGAATCAGGAGCTGATTAACGCCTGGTATCGGGAGCGGGCTTATATCTATGACAGCCGGATCATCGATACGGATGAGCAGGAAGACCTGCTGAAAAGCGTCACACGGGCGATCATGCAGTATGGAATCCGGGTTGTTCTGATCGACAATCTTATGACGGCCATGTACATAGATGAGAGACCGGGGACGGATAAGTACGACCAGCAGGGGCGTTTTGTCCGGGAGTTGACAAAGATTGCTATCCGGTATGATGTGCTGATTCTTCTGGTAGCGCACAGGCGGAAAAATGTTTCTTCGCCCGATGCCAATGATGAGATATCCGGCTCTGGGGACATCACGAATCTGGCCGGGATCACGCTGAGTTATGACCGGGGCGATAAGCAGAAAGAAATTGATAAAGGCATCATGACAGAAGAGCAGCGGAAACTGATTGTGGCCAAGAACCGTTTGTTTGGCAAAGTCAATCTGAACGGTATCATTCTCAGCTATGACGAGAAATCCAAGCGGGTATATGGCCCGCGGGATGACGTGAATGTACAGTTTGGCTGGGATAAGTCAGATGGATTTGAGTTTGCTGGCGATATGGAGATTCCGTTTTGAAGGAAGTGGGACATGAGTTTAGAAAAGCTGAAAGAATATTTTGATATTTTTACGGCCTGCTGGAAATTTTTCCGGAAGTATGTGGAACTGATTAAGAAAGTTGACAGTGATTCATACTGGGAAGCGCTTGTAAATGAGAGCGCTGAAATCTATGAGATGTATGGCAATACAGAATTTGTAAAAGGCCTTCTCGTGGTGACTACAAAGGAAATTGAGAGAATTTATAAAAAGGAGCAGTGAGTTGTCCGGACATAAAACTGCAGTTGCTCCACAAAATGAGTATGGGAATCAAGAAAGAGGACAGGCTTTTCTTGTTAAGTCAGGGAATTTGTCCGGTGTGTCAAAAACGTGCTGTTGAACCGAATCGAAGGATGTGTCTGGAATGTCTCGGGCATGAGCGTGACAGATATCATCGGAGAAAAAAAGAGGGGAGCCTAAAAAAGAAAATGGCTCGAAATAATAGCCGTAAAATGTCGGAATACTATCGACGCAAAGAAGCAGGGCTTTGTACTAGATGCGGCCAGAGAAGCGCTCAACATGGGCGGTTGTGTAACCGCTGTTACGTGAAATATCGTGTGAAACAGGTCGCCCGACAGGATGATATACAGAGATCGGAGCGCCCGGCATATGGCAGATGTTATATATGCGGCGCGGAGGGTCTGTATGAAGGCCATAAAGTATGCAGATTATGCTATGAGAAGAGGCTGGAAACAATTCCTGCTATGTGGGCTAATAGGGATAATTCGTATTTCCGATCACAGAATGATCTGGAATATGCTATGAGGAATTCAAAAGAGTAAAAGAAAGGAGACCGAATCCCCGGCCGGGAAAGATGCATCGGATTCCTTTTGAGAGATGAATTACAGAGAATTTTTAGAGACAAAGATAGAACTGGCAACAGAGAGCGGATTTGTCATCGATCCGGCGGAACTGAATCCGGCGCTGAAGCCGCACCAGAGAGATGCCGTTGCATGGGCGTTGAAGGGTGGCAGGCGTGCTCTGTTTGAGAGTTTTGGGCTTGGTAAGACGGTGCAGGAACTGGAATTTTGCAGACAGGCGATCCGGCACGAAGGATATCGGGCATTGATTGTGTGCCCTTTGGGAGTGAAGCAGGAGTTCCAGCGGGATGCCGTGCAGGTACTGGGATATGAAAAGCCGGAATATGTAAGGACCATGCAGGAGGTGTTTGATTCTAAGGCGGATATTCTTCTGACAAATTATGAGCGGGTTCGGGATGGAGATATTGATCCGCTGTATTTTACGGTCGTATGCTTGGATGAAGCGTCTGTCCTGCGGAGTTTTGGCAGTAAGACCTATCAGACGTTTCTGGAAAAGTTCAAAGGTGTGCCGTATAAGCTGGTCGCCACGGCCACGCCCTCACCGAACCGCTACAAGGAACTGATCCACTATGCGGGTTATCTGGAAGTGATGGACACTGAGCAGGCGCTGACGCGTTTCTTCCAGCGGGACAGCACGAAAGCAAACAATCTGACCTTGTACCCCAATATGGAGGATGAGTTCTGGCTGTGGGTGTCCAGTTGGGCGCTGTTTGTCACGAAGCCTTCCGACCTGAATCCGGAATACTCTGATGCTGGATATGACCTTCCGCCGCTTAAAGTGCGCTGGCATGAGATCCCGGTGCATTACGGGGATACATCGGACAGGAACGGCCAGATGCAGCTGTTCACGGAGGCCGCCGCCGGCCTCAAAGAGGCGGCCCAGGTAAAACGGGACAGCATCGGGCAGCGCGTGGAGAAGATGAAGGAGATTGTCGAAGATTCACCAGAGGAACATTTTCTTTTGTGGCATGATCTGGAAGCGGAGCGTCACGCCATAAAGAAAGCGTTGCCGGAGACGGTGGATATCTACGGATCGCAGGACTATGACCTGCGGGAGCAGCGCGTGATTGATTTTTCAGAGGGGCAGATCCGGCTGTTTGCCACGAAGAAGTCCCTCTCCGGGTCTGGCTGTAATTTCCAGCGGCACTGTCACCGGGAGATCTTTCTGGGGATCGACTATGAGTTTAACGATTTTATCCAGGCAGTGCACCGCTGTTACCGCTTCCTGCAGATGGAGCCGGTGGTCATAGACATCATCTACATGGAAAACGAGCGGCAGATCAAAGAGGCGCTTCTGGAGAAATGGAAGAATCATGATTATATGGTCCGGCGCATGACGGATATTGTAAAGAAATATGGTCTGAATACGGCCGGGAAGACAAAACAGCTGGAAAGAAAGATGGGAGTGGAGACAGTGCGGATAGAAGGACAGAGATATACAGCGGTTCATGATGACTGTGTGGAAGAGACAAGGCGGATGGCTGGCGACAGCGTCGGGCTGATTCATACATCGATTCCGTTCGGAAATCATTATGAGTATTCGGCGAATTATAACGACTTCGGGCATAACCAGAACACGGAAAAGTTCTTTAAGCAGATGGATTTTCTGACGCCAGAACTGCTCCGGGTTCTGAAACCGGGAAGAGTGGCGGCGATTCATGTAAAGGACCGGGTACTGTTCGGAAATGCCACAGGCACCGGGATGCCGACGGTGGAGCCGTTCCATGCGCTCTGTATTAAGCATTATATGAAACATGGTTTTCAGTATTTCGGCATGATTACGGTCGTGACGGACGTGGTCCGGGAGAATAACCAGACTTACCGTCTGGGATGGACGGAGCAGTGCAAAGATGGTTCTAAAATGGGCGTCGGCTGCCCGGAGTATATTCTTTTGTTCCGGAAGCTGCCGACGGACCGCTCCAATGCTTATGCGGACGAACCGGTGAAAAAGAGCAAGGAAGATTATACACGGGCCCAATGGCAGATTGATGCTCATGGTTACTGGAGAAGCTCCGGAGACCGGCTGGTAGGAAAGGAAGAGCTTCAGGATGTGCCTGTAGAGAGCCTACAGAAGGTGTACAGGCAGTTTTCTCGGGGAAGTGTGTACAGTTACGATGAACATGTAAAGCTGGCGGAGAAGCTGGATCAGGACGGCCGGCTCCCGGCGACTTTTATGGTGGTAGCTCCGGGATCCTGGAATCAGCTGGAAGTCTGGGACGATATCAACCGGATGCGGACGCTGAATACCAGCCAGAGCCGCAGGCGGGCCCAGATGCATGTCTGCCCGCTTCAGTTGGATATCGTGGAACGTATCATCACCAGATACAGCAATGAAGGCGATCTTGTACTTGACCCGTTCGGTGGCTTGATGACGGTACCGATGATGGCTATAAAGATGGGGCGCAGAGGATAC